AGTCAGCAATGAGTCTGGCTTTGTTCAGCTTTACTCTCCAGTTTCCAATAGTGACATAAAATTTGACGGCAACGATGGTGGTAGTGCTATCACAGCCCTTACCCTTGATATGAGTGCGGCAGGTGCGGCTACGTTTAATTCTACTATAGCTAGTGGAAAAGTAGCAATCACAGGAGCTACAGCAAGTTCTGAAGCATCTCATGTAACCTTTACAAATACGCAAGGTGCTAAAGTATTTGCGGTTGGTGGTGGGCAGTCAGGTGTAACAAATAATGGCTTTGTAATTCGCAATGTAACTGATAACACTTTCCCGCTAGTGATAAGCGATGCAGGTGCGGCTACGTTTAATTCGACTATTGATTGTGGAAATATAACATCTAGTGGAAGCATTAACATGAACACTGACAGTGCCGCGTTATTTCTTGGTGCTGATATTGATATGCGTTTAACCCATGATGGTTCTAACGGAACACTTAGAAATGATACAGGCAACCTAACACTAGACGTTGCAGGAGACATCATCCTTGATGCTGATGGTGGAGACTTTAAATTTAGAGATGGCGGTGCAGGATTTTTTACTATTTCTAATAGCAGCCTTGATACTGTATTAAAAGTTGAGCAATCAAACGAAGATTTTATTATTAAAGGCAACGATGGTGGTTCAACCATCACAGCCCTCACCCTTGATATGTCAGAGGCAGGGGCGGCTACGTTTAATAGCAATGTTACAACTGGGGGCATTTTATTTATAAGTAGTGCTAACAGTTATTTACAAGAATCAAGTAATGATTTGTATATAGGCTCTGGTGGCAGTGCTACTTTAAAATTAGCCTCAGACGGCTCACTATCCACGCCCACCGCAGGAACCTCTAACGTCCGTTTCGGTGTCAACGCAGGTAACAGCATTGTAAGCGGTGGTAATTATAATGTTGTCGTGGGCGATGAAGCAGGTACTGCGCTTACTACGGGTGATGAGAATGTGGCAGTTGGTTATAACGCATTAATTACGGCTGAAACCGCAGGTCAAAATACAGCAGTCGGTGCATCAGCTTTAAAAAGCAATACCTCTGGTCAATACAATAGTGCGCTGGGTCGTGAAGCACTGAAGAACAACAATTCAGGCGCTTACAATACAGCAGTTGGTAGAACAGCTTTAGCGTTAAACACGACAGCCTCTAACAACACAGCGGTCGGTTACAACTCTTTAGCTGCAAACCTCACAGGTGCTCAAAATACCGCCGTTGGATACGGTGCGGCAGATGCAAACACGACGGGATCATACAAGACGGCAGTCGGTTATCTTGCCTTAAGTGCGGATACATCTTCGGGCGGCTACAAAATCGGTAATGTAGCATTTGGTGGCTATGCTCTTGGCTTTACTACTAGCGGGGAAAGCAATTCTGCATTTGGCACATCTGCGCTAGAGAACAACGACACCGGCTCAAATAACACGGCTGTTGGCACTCGCGCTCTTGATGGAAACACCACAGCATCTGACAACACAGCAGTTGGTTATCATTCTTTATTAGCAAACCTCACAGGCGACCAGAATGTGTCCGTGGGTTCTTCTAGTATGGACGCTAATATTTCTGGTAGAAACAATGTAGCTTATGGTATGAACTCTTTAAGTGGTAATACAACAGCAGATGAAAACTGCGCTATAGGTACAAATTCGTTGTTTACTAATACCACAGGTACAGGAAACACAGGTTTAGGTACTTACTCTTTACAAAATAACTCTACAGCAAGTAATAATACAGGTTTAGGTTATAAAGCTTTATTCGCAAACACAACAGGTACAAACAATGTTGCAGTGGGTGCAGAATCTCTTGATGCTATCATATCATCTAATGACTGTACTGCCGTTGGTTATAGGGCTTTAACTGCTAACACAGCAAGTTCTAATACTGCATTAGGTTCTGAATCTATGCAGTTTAATACTAGCGGAAATAGTAATGTAGCTCTAGGCGGTCAGACGCTAAGAAATAACCTCACCGCACATGGTAATAATGCAGTTGGTAATCAAGCACTATACACAAATACAACTGGCGCTTCTAACATTGCAATAGGGCAACAAGCAATGTTTTATAATACTACAGGGGCAAACAATGTTGCCATAGGTCACGTTGCTCTTGGAGACAATATCACAGCATCTAACAACACCGCAGTGGGTTATTTTGCCATGAACGCAAACACCACAGGGACTTTAAATGTTGCGGTAGGTTATAACTCTTTAGTTGCCAATACCAACGGTAACCATAACACGGCCTTGGGTTATAACACGCTAGGTGCTCAAAATTATACCGGTGCGACCGACTCGTACAACACAGCAGTGGGTAGTGCCGCAGGAGCTTCAGTAACCGAAGGCATTCAAAATACGCTCATTGGTGGTCTTGCAGGGGATTCTTTAACAACTGGGTATCATAATGTTGCTTTAGGTTATGCGGCACTTACCGCTGATACGCTAGGAAGAAGCACTGTTGCTATAGGAAACGAAGCCCTATCTACTCAAAACTTCACAAGCGCCACTGATTCTTTTAATGTTGCAGTAGGCGACCAAGCAGGGAAAGGAGTAACCACAGGCCTTTTAAACACTTTTGTTGGCGGTTTAAGCGCTACTGCAAACACCACCGGCTCTCAAAATGTAGCGTTAGGTTACTCTACACTCCGCTCAAATACTGCCAGTAAGGGCAATGTTGCAGTGGGTGCTGACGCTTTATACTCTTTTAATGTAACTTCAGATACAAGCACTTACAACACGGCGGTTGGAAAGTCTGCGGGGCTGTTATTAACAATAGGCGCAAACAACACATTCGTGGGCGCTCTTGCGGGCGATGGTACTGATGATGGCGCAGGATGCGTAGCTGTTGGGTATTCAGCATTATCAGCTAACTGCGGCTCTTCTAATACCGCAGTAGGGTCAAGTGCAGGTCTTGTTGTTACAGGTCAAAATAACACTCTTATAGGAAATGCCGCAGGTTTAGAATTAGAAGGTGGTGATAACAACTTATTTCTTGGTAAAGATTCAGGACGCACAGGAAGTCCCGGCGGTTCGATAGTTAATGGCGACAATGAAATTGTTCTGGGTAATAGCAGTATTACCGAAGCTCACGTTCAAGTAGATTGGACAGTCGCTTCTGATGCGCGAGACAAGACAGACTTCACAGCCCTAGACCTTGGTTTAGATTTTGTAAAAGCCCTAGCGCCTGTTACCTACAAGTGGGACAAGCGAGCTAAGTATGGTGATAAGTCTGCTGAAGGGTACGACCTTAACGCACAGACTCCAGACGGAACCCACAAAGAAGATTGGCTGGACATTGGTTTCAAGGCACAAGAAGTAGAAGCCTTAGAAATAGCGGCAGGATACAACAAGAGCAATAAGACCAACCTAGTTTCTAGCCATACAGGTGACGGCAAGCAGATGGGTCTACAGTACAGCAAGTTTGTACCAATCCTAGTCAAAGCTATCCAAGAGCAACAAACCTTAATTGAATCACTAACCGCCCGTATCGCGGCGCTAGAGGAGTAACACATGGAAGACAGAACAGCAGAACAACTAGCACAAGACTACTCAGCAATGGGCGACAGCGTATCTCTTATCACCGCAGTTATCGCTGGTGACGCTATGGCAGAAGATGATGCCGAAGACCGCCAAGACTGTGTTGATCGTAACACTCAGCACCTTGAGATTATGGTCGCTAAGAGCGATTGGGGCAGTGAAGACATGACCGCTATTAACGCTGCTATAAGCGCAGGTAATGGCTATACCGCATCTTAGAAGGCTTTATAATAATTAGCATAACTAATATAATGACTTGATCAATTACTTATAAAGGAAGTGACATGACCCAAGAAGGAACCCCAACCATCACTGTTGATGACAAGCAATATGATATTGAAGGTTTGCCTGACGAGGTGAAAGAGTTACTGACTCTCCACCAGCAAGCGCAAGCAGCCATGCTCACCGCCCGAAGAGAGTCTCTGATTCAAGAAGTAGCAGTTAATGGACTGGTAAGTTCAATCTCTGCCCGTCTCAAAGCCTTGGAGGAAGAAAGCGATGCAGGTGAGGGAGAACTCGTCAGCTGATTTGGAAGATAGGATTTGGACCGCTGCTAGTCGTCTTTCTGTACATGAGGCTATGTGCGAGGAGCGGTCCAAGACCATCTTTCATAGGCTAGAAGCGATCGAGGACCAGCTCCAGTCGTTGAACCGCAGCGTATTTATCGCCTCGTTTACCCTGATGTCCGGTATGGCGGGGGTAATTATAACTTTGCTTTTAAACTAACGGTGGCCTATGACCTACTTCAAGCTAGATAGATTCTCAGGCATCGCTCCGGGAGTGTCACCCCGCTTATTGGCAGAACAGTTCGGTCAGATATCTGAGAACATTGATTTTGCGTCTGGTGCTATTGAGCCAATTACTACTGATAGCGCCTCGATTCAGACTTTGCAAAGCGGTTCAAAGAAGTCAATTTACTATTACCGTGACGCTAGCTGGCTAGAGTGGACTGAGGACTACATCCATGCCTTGGAAGGTCCAATACCGGGGGACAGCACTGACAGATTGTACTGGACCGGGCAAGGTACAGGCGCAGGCGCATACCCAAGAATGGGTACGGCAGCTAACATAGTGTCTGGGGTATCAGGCTACCCCGCAAACTCTTTTAGGCTCGGTGTACCATCGCCAGCGGTTGCTCCAGCCGTAACCATAGTTGGAACGGCAGATGATACCCAATCACCGTTTGATGTCTCATACGTTTACACGTTGGTAACTTCTAACGGGGAGGAGGGTCCACCTAGCCTTGCTTCCACTCCGGTTCAATTAACAGATGCTCAAACCACTACGGTTAGTACGCCCACGCCAACATCAGCTTCGGGTAATTTTGCTTTTGGTACTGGCGCACTAAAGCGGTTGTACAGAAGTAACACAGGCAGTAATAGCACTCAGTTTCAGTTCGTAGCCGAGGATGTTTTTACAGAGACATCTATTGACGATACAAGAAATGGCGATGAGCTAGGTGAAATCTTACCCAGCACCTACTGGATTGGGCCACCCGACGATGACACGAGCTTGTATCCCGACGGTCCACTACAGGGGCTAACAAACTTAGCGAATGGTATTTTTGCTGGTTTTACAGGCAACCGGCTGTGTCTGAGTGAGCCTTACTTACCACACGCTTGGCCGATCAATTACAGGATAACGCTAGCAGAAGATATTGTTGCTATAGCAAGTGTGTCAAACGGCGTTATTTGCTTAACAAATGGCCGTCCTTATCTAGTGACAGGTACAGATGCTAGTGCAATGAGTGCAACGCAGCTAGACATAGCCCAAGCCTGCGTCAACAAACACTCTGTTGTGGACATGGGGGATTACGTTTTATACGCATCCCCAGATGGGTTAGTGGCAGCGTCAGGGTCAGATAATCAGGTTGTGACTGAAGGTCTGATATCCGTTAAGCAATGGAATGATGATTTTAAGCCGCTGCAAATAAAAGCCTTTAAACACGAAAACACCTATGTGGCTTTTTACACCGATGGTTCTAACTATGGCGGATGGGTATTTGACCCTAGAGCAAGTGAAGCTGCTATATCTACCCTAAGCCGTAGTTCGGAGTTACGTGGCGCATATATGAATCACGACGATGGAGAGCTTTACTTCATCGAGGGCACCTCCATAAAAAAATATAGGGGTGGCTCATCTAACAAAACCGCTACTTGGAAAAGTAAAAAATTCTTAGCTCCTAAGCCAATAAGTATGAGCTGGGTGTCAGTAAAAGCTGAAGCATACCCAGTAACCGTCAAGGTTTACGCGGATGGCTCCCTTATTTCAAACTACACAGTTAGTTACAGCAGCAACGTCTACACGCAAGCCACAACTACGCCTTCTGGTATTAGTAACGCTACTTTAGCGGAGCCGATTATGAGATTGCCTGCGGTAATAGGTAAGGAGTGGGAGATTGAGGTAAGTGGCGCTGGGGTAATAAACGAAGCCTGTATCGCTCAGAGTATGGATGAGATCCAGCAGTCATGACCGTAAGAACAGACGATCCGACAAAACTTCCCGGTATCCCTAAAGCCCCAGCTGGGGCTACTGCCGAAGAAAAAAGATGGTATGACACGATCGCTCAGATCATGGAGATTCGTCTAGGGCTTAGGGGCGACCCAAGGGATCGAGCAATTACCCTAAGAGAACTCATCTCTTCTGGGCTTGCAGTTGAGTTAAGAGCTTCGCCTTTTAATCCAAATGCGGTAGGTGGCACTGATGTTGGCTTTGCTGGCGAACCACTGCCTATATTAACTGTCCCGCCTACACCCACGGGTTTTACTGCTGCAGGTGCTTACTCACAAGTAAACCTTTTTTGGGATTTCCCTCTTTATACAAACCACGCACACGCTGAGATTTATCGACATTCGGCGGACGTACTCGGGGACGCTGTGTTAATAGGGATAGAACAAGGGCGTTCTTTTGTTGACGCTGTTGGGTCAGGGCAAGCTAACTACTACTGGATTAGATACATAAATCAAGATGGTGTGCCCGGATCATTTAACAGTAGCGCGGGAACGTTAGGGCAAACTGCTCCTGACGTACAACTCCTGCTTGATACATTAAACGGCGCAATCACTGAGTCTGCTTTAGCTACGGCTTTAACTACCAAGCTAGACGGCTTTGAAAGCGATATTGATGATCTAGAGACGACCTTCGCTTCTACCTCTTCTGCTGCAACAAGTGCCGCTGCTGCTGCTGCTAGTGAAAGCGCAGCTATTGCAGCTAAAACAGCTGCGCTAGGGGCGGAAACAGCAGCTGTCGCAGCTAAAACCGCAGCTTTGTTAGCCCAAACTAATGCTGAAACGGCAGAAGATGATGCCGTAATTGCGAAGACGGCTGCGGAAACTGCTAGGTCAGGCGCACAAACTTCCCAAACAGCCTCATCAAATTCTGCTACAGGTGCTGCGGGGTCTGCATCATCAGCTAGTACTTCCGCTTCAGCGGCAGCTAATTCTGCAACCGCCTCTGGCGACAGCGCTACGGCAGCAGCAACATCCGAAGGCAATGCTAATACTTACGCCACAAATGCTGGGACAGGAGCGTCGGCGGCTAACACGGCAAAACTTGCTGCGGAAACTGCTAGGTCTGGAGCGGAAACTGCTGAGACCAACTCGGTAAGCAGTGCTAATAGCGCCGCTGGATCAGCATCAAGCGCCTCTTCTTCTGCTTCAACGGCAGCAAATGCCGCCAGTGCAGCTGGAGCATCAGCAGGAGCAGCGGCAACCAGCGAATCAAATGCTAGTGGATATGTTACGGATGCAGAGACTGCTTCTACAGCCAGCACCGCCGCAAAGGTTGCGGCAGAAGCCTCGCGGGTAGGGTCTGCGTCTTCAGCGGCTGCGTCAGCAGCTAGTGCAGCAACGGCAGCTGCCTCAGATACAGCTGCGGGGCAAAGTGCTAGTGCAGCCAATACAGCGAAACTCGCAGCCGAGACAGCCGAAGCAGATGCCTTAACTTATAAGAACCAAGCGGTAAATTCTGCAAGCGGAGCTGCCGGTTCGGCTAGCACAGCCTCTCAGCAAGCAGGGTTGTCAGCCGGTTCGGCAACAGCGGCTGGGAACTCCGCAACCGCTGCCTCGGATTCAGCAAGCACAGCCTCATCAAAAGCCGATGACGCTTCGACCAGCGCTGACGCTGCTGAGGTTTCCCGTATTGCCGCTGTAGCGGGTCAAGCAGGGGCTGCAGCCTCAGCAGCAGCTGCTCTCATTAGTAAAAACGCTGCGTCAGCTTCTGAAAGCGCTTCTGGGCAGTCTGCTAGCACCGCATCAGCACAGGCGGGTATTGCAACTACTAAGGCAGGCGAGGCATCTACATTTGCTGCTAATTCTGCTAATTCTGCTTCAGCTGCTGACGGATTTGCATCAGCAGCCTCAAGCACGGTCAACGGATTAACGGCGCGGTTAAACAACGCAGGCGGGACAGGCGTTACGGTTGAGCAACAGTTCTCAGCAAATGCTAACTCGCTCGGAGAGCTTGAAGGTCAATACACCGTTAAAGTTGACGCTAATGGTGCCGTCGCAGGATTTGGTCTTGCCAGCACAACCACCTCTTTAGGGACAAACGAAAGTGAGTTCTACATAAACGCTGATCGTTTTGCGCTTATGCGGGGTGGCTCCGATACAACTGCTGCTGTATCTCCTTTCACTGTGCAAGCTACCGCTACGACTATTAACGGCATTGCAGTTCCAGCTGGTGTCTATATGGACGCGGCGTTTATAAAAACCGCCTCAATTACAGCTGCTCAAATAGGCTCGGTAAACGCTGACACCATAGATGCTGGGACGATAAATGCTGACTTTATAGACGGCGGTACTATTGATGCGTCTACTGTGAACATAGCCGGGGTAGGAACGGGTTTAAATATTAAGTCGTCCTCGACTGGGGCTCGAATGGAGATCGCTTCGAATGTCATAAAGATTTATGACACCAATGGCCTGAGAGTCAAGCTGGGTCAAATATAATGACGCATGGGCTGGAAGTTTACGCGGCAAATGGCACTAAGGTAATTGAGTTATCTAGCCGAGTTACACGGTCTTATGGTTCCGGTACTACATCCACTATTACCGATGGCAACTATGTTGATGTAAGCATTACTGGCATGACGAGCGGAGATAATTGGCAAGTAGTAGTTACGCCAAACAATGCGCCGACTACTTTCTTTGGGCGCAATCACGACACAACGAGATACAGCGGATACTTTAGGGTTACGAACAATATGGGGCAGTCTAGCTCCTTCGATTGGATCGTGATTAGGACCGGCTGATGGCGCACGGCATACAAGTTTTTAATAGCAGCGGCAGAACCGTAATCGATACGACGCAAGGGCTGTCACTTCTGTATGCAACTTCGCATGGTACTGCTACTGCGGATACTGCGTTCCCCTCTACTAACCACTCTGGCACAGACTTAATACTTGCACGTCCTGCTTCGTCAGCGGTTGGATCACTTGGTCGAGGGTTAGGCAGAGTATCTCGGCGTTTTAATGGGAATTGGGGTGCAGCTAATTCTGCTTTCCCGAATAGCACTAACGGTAACGGTGGGGGCTATGTTGTTTGGAGAGAATTAAAGGCTCAGTCAACGGCGAACCTAAGCGTTGGTGGGCAGGGACTTGTTGTGTACGACGGGGCTGGGACTGCTAGTAGCAACATTCTGTTTTCCGCAACGGACTTGGACACTACCGCTCAACTTGTAGCAACTGGAAAATGGAACGGCACATCAGGCGGGACAAGCACTGCTCAAGGTTATTATCAAGAATTTTCAATGGATTCGAGCCTTGATGAGGGTCGGTATTATGTGCTCACAACCAACTCTGCTTCGTTCCCAATCTCTGCATCAACTACAGCTGATTCGGGTTATCACGCTGACTACGAGTTTAATTACCAGACAGGGAAGATCAGGATGTTGAACTTTTTTGTTGTTGAGGGTGCTACTGGCGCGTTCGGAGTGAACGAGTTGAACCGAGTAGAGCTGAATAGAGACTGGGCTATCTTCTACTTACTTAATGGCGGCTCAGTTGACAACAATTTTTCTTAGAGGTTTGTATGGCGCATAGATTTGCATTTGTTGATTCAGAAGGCGAGCTGAAAGGGATTACATCACCCGGCAGCGATGATCAATACGTAAACCTCCAACTCTATGGAGATACGCGAGCGGTCATTATCCCGGCAGATATTGATAACGATGAGCTTATGGTCACAGGCTGGTATGACTTAACCACAAATACATGGGGTACTCGTACTGCTTGCCCAGCAAATTACTTTAAGTGGGTGAGCGGAGCTTGGGCTTTTGATTCAGCCACGTTTTTTTCGGAACTGAGGCTGCTTCGAGACCAAAGACTTTTAGAGAGTGATTGGACACAGTTTGCCGATAGCCCTCTAAATGTTTCATTAAAAGCGCAATGGGCCACATATAGATCATATTTGAGGGATGTCCCCTCAACAAATGCCAGCGCAACTTCAATGGAAGATGTTGTCTGGCCCACTAAACCCTAAACAGGAGCACACCATGCACATGGGAAATAAAAAATGTTACGTAAATGCAGCCCCCGGAAAGAAGGTCGGCGCAAAGAAGCCTAAGAAGAAAGGCTACTAAAGGTGTGGCAGTCGTTGATTGGCCCCGTGGCAAACCTTGCTGGCGGTTGGCTGAAAAACAAAGCCGAAGAAAAACAGGCGAAGCATGAGGCTCGCCTTTCGGTTATTCAGAATGAAGGGGATTGGGAATCAAAAATGGCAGATGCGTCTGCCAATAGTTGGAAGGACGAATGGTTTGCAATTTTACTGAGCCTACCTTTGCTGTCTGTTGCCTACAGTGTAGTGGCGAATGACAGTGAAGTAGTGACTAGGGTCAAAGAAGGATTTGAAGCCTTGGCCATGTTGCCTGATTGGTATAGCTACCTGCTGTTTATGGTTGTCTCTGCCAGCTTTGGGATCAAAGGGGCCGATAAGATAATGAGTATGAGAAAAAAATGAGCTTTAGATATTTCACCCTAGACGAATTTAAATGCCAAGAGACTGGTGAGAATGGGATCAAAGAAGAGTTTGTTACAGCGCTTGATGCACTTCGCTACGAATGTGGTTTTCCTTTTAGGATTACGTCTGGTTATAGGTCTCCTAGTCATAGCATCGAGGCCAAGAAAAAAAAGCCGGGGCAACATGCACAGGGTATCGCTTGTGACATTGCTGTTAGTGGTGGCAGTCAGCGCATCATTATTGTAGAGAATGCTTTGAAACTTGGGTTCTCAGGGGTGGGCATTGCTAAGACATTCATACATGTGGATATACGAACTACTCCTAAAATGATGTGGTGCTATTAGATGGCTAAAATAACAATAGATGGTTTAGAACCCAACCAAGTGCTTACGGTGTCGCTGCACGATTTGGTGTATGAGGAACCAGAAGGCGACGATCCTGAAGAGATACTTCCCGAGGAAGAAGCTCGTATTGCGAACCTTGTCGGCCTGCCTAAAAAGACTGCCTGACTACTGCGTCAAAAGTGCGTCAATGACGCAATTGAAAAGTAAACAACGGTAAACAACGGTAAATATAGGTGCGTCATTTGGTGCGTCAGACCCTCTAAAGGCGCTCGTAAGTCATTGAAAAGTAAACAACGGTAGCTAACTGGCGGAGAGACAGGGATGCTCTCCGTTAAAATCTATAAGTAACTGTTTTTAAACAATAATTTCTGCTACTATAAAGCAAATGACGCAGGAATGACGCAAATGGCTACCATGAGGGAGCGCGGAGGGACTTGGTATGTAGAAATACGTAAGCAAGGTTTTCCTCCAGTCCGCCAAACTTTTCTTACCAAAACACAAGCCAAACATTGGGTCTACCGCACCGAGTCTTTGATGAACGAAGGTGAGTGGACTGATCCTGCGAGCTATGACCAGACTATCACAGTTGCTCAAGCGCTTCAGATCTACCTCGATGAGCTGCTGGATTCACGACCGGGGCACACCATTGGTAAGAGTAAAATAAGTTGCATCAAACGGATGCAGAAAGAACCCCTCTTTTCTGGCGTTAGTGTCGTAGACCTTAGCCCCAAGATCCTAAACAGTTACTGTAAGAAACGACGGTTGAAGGTTGGCCCCAAGACACTGGGTGATGACCTCAGCTATCTGTCTCAGGCTATAGATACAGCGAACGTGCTCTATGGTCTAGGGTTTAGGAACAACACTGTTAGGGACATGAAGAAGCTGCTGCAAAGCAAAGGTACAGTAGGTAAGTCAAAGCGGAGAGTGCGGCGGATAACGCCAGAAGAAGAGTTGGCGCTGTACGAAGTGACGGTTGGTGACTGGTTGCATCCAATTATCAGGATTGCACTTGAAACTGCAATGCGGCAGGAAGAGATTCACAAGTTGGAATGGTCGGATATCGATTTTAATCGTGGCATTGTGCTGATTAGAGACCGTAAAGACCCCCACAATAAGATCGGTAACGACGAAGAAATACCGCTATTACCCGCTGTGAGAGAGGTGCTCCTACGTGAAAAGCGCTGGGCTAAGACCCACAAAGTCTTCCCGTATCCAGCTCTCACAGCCTCCGTTTCTGACAAGTTTGCGAAGAAAGCAGAACGAGCCGGGTGTCCTGACATCACCTTTCACGACCTTCGACATGAGGCTGTCAGTAGGTTGATTGAACGCGGTTTAACGATACCGGAGGTGTGTGTTATCTCTGGTCACAAGAGTTGGGACACGCTGAAGCGATACACCCACCTTAAACCTGAGAGCTTACTCAGTAAGTTTTGACTTTATGTAGTCGGCTACTGCTGGGGTAGGGAACAACAGCTTTTTACCCAGTTTGTAGTGAGGCACATCGAGTGCGCCTTTGGATGATTTATTGTAAAGCGTTTGATTGCTGACATTAAGTACATCAGCTAAGTCAGTTACTGTCATGAAAGGGCCGTAGGTAACTTCTAACGCATCCTGCATTTACTATTCTCCTGCGTTTTCCAAACGCTTTATTTCTGCTTCCGCATAAAATTTAATTTTCTTCGCGTCTCGTAATTTTTTTGAGTGTTGCACTTCGCCGTAGCGATAACATGCTCTGAAAATTTCGCCTATCTGAGCGTTCATGTCCTTGTGACTTATTAGGTCTTGAAGCTGATCAGCCATTTCTGGCAGCAAGTAGTAGTCTGCTGTAGAACCGTCGCTTTGAATCTTGTTAGTGTTACTAATAACCATATGCTATAACATCTCAAATTGAAAGGGTTTTAAATTAGAATTAAGGTGATAATGGTGTAATGATTCAGGTAGGCATTTGTGTCTATATTGCGCCAGTTCGAATACGGTACACGCTCTAGGGTCAACTTTTTCTGCCTAGCTGTTTTTTGAGTAAGGACCGAGTAAGTAGTTACTGGTTTGGTTGACTGCTTGCTTCGCTGTAGGTTTTTTGTATCAGAGCACAGTAAGCGAGTGTTTGCATAGAGGATGCGGTCGTTGCCAAACAACTCAGTGTCTTCGTCTATGTCTATCATAAACATATTTTTATTGCCAAGCATGGTCACACTTTCTGTCCATGTTTGCTTTAAGACTTTAGCTTCTAAATTTCTGTGTTTGACTCGCACACTGTGATGCTTCGGCATGTGGTCATGAATGTTTGGGTCAATGTCACTAGCGGGTACATTTAAATAGTTTGCTAGTTTTATGGTTGCACTTGGTCGTAACTCAGTGAGGTTGTTAAGGTATTGACTTAACGCTCCTTGAGTCCAACCTAAGTCTTTTGCAGCACTAATCTGCGTTAATCCAAGTTCTCTTTTACGTTGTTCCCAAATACGCTTTAAGTTTTTTAAGACTGTATCGTTAGTCATTTTTTTTGCCCGAGACTTTGTTAAATAGCCAGACCGTATAATCTTTTCTGGAAAGTAGGTTTTGTTGATACCATTCAGACGCTATGTCATGGGTCCAAATTTCACTGGACTCAAGCACTATAACATTATTACCAACACCTATAACAGCGGCAGCGGCATGACCAAAGCTCTCCATTTTTGTTAGCCATGCTATTTGTAGGGGCGATAAGGTATTTTTTATGTTTGTTGTCTTTCTTTTTGGTGCTTCTTTTATGTATTTGTACTCAATAAAAATCATACCGGCGGGTCCAGCATAGAACGCATCTGGAACCCCGCCAGTATAAGTATCGTGGATTTTCCAACGATACACTTCAGATGGCAGTGAACGATGCACGGCCTTGATAAAGCTGTGCTCGTTCACATAACTCCAATTTTAGAATTGAGAATACTGTGCATACATCTTCTCAGCAGAATGGTAGGCGATCTCATTTGCCCAACCAACATTCGATAGCTTCAGATTGAGGAATGTGCCCATCTTGCCTTCTTGTTGTACAGAGTTGAGTTTCCACACGCTGCTGAAACGGTCGCCGCTGTTAGCAGCAATCTGTGCATTCCAGTTTGTAGATACGCGCAACTTAGACCCAGCAAAGTCAAATATGACGGGGGAGTTACCCTCAATTGTCCCAGTCTCAGTATTGAGAAGTACTAACAAGTGGGTATGACCATCCGTGATTTCTAGGTCTGCTCGGTCTGTCTCGTCTTGATCTTGGAGTAAAGCGTTTGCTTGCTCAAAGCTACGGAACTTACCAAGGTACTTTGAAGGGCTAACGCCGTACTTGGTTTTGACTTGGAAGTAGGGCGAAAAGTTAAGGTTGAGTACATGAATGTCGCTCGTGTATAGCTGACCAGTAAGTACGTTGAAGAAGTTACCGGGTTCGGCACCCTCAACAAACTTTGGGTTGTACTTGTCTACTTCGTGGGACATTTTTTGCAGCTGCTTAATTTGCGGGATTGCAAGCTGAGACCCTACGTTTTCGTTACCGCGTGAACTTTCTTGATTCATATAGGCGGGTAGGTTGCTGATAGTTTCTTGTGCTGCTACTGCTGTGTTTTGCTTTGACATAGTTACTTTCTCTTTAGGTTGGTTAGTTTTTTCTTAGGTTAAGTACGTCCATTTCGAACGGTTCAACACCGGGGACTGTGATGCCTTCTTTATAGCGGTCATCAACAGACTTTTGTCCGGGTCGTCTTTGGACAAGGGAGAAATCATTTTCCGCAATCATGTATGCGATATATGTATCCCAGTCCGTTACGTTATAAACAGTGCGTGTGTTCCGAGAAACACTGCCATGCTCAGTACGTATGTTGGTCAAACCCACTTCGTCCATTGCTTTGATTAAGACGTATTCCTGCTGCTCTAAGGACTCTTTGCTATCTTTAAGATCGGCGTTTAGGTCTGAAATTCTTTGTTTAATCGTCATAAGTTTTTGATGTTCTTCTTCCCAGTTCATGCTGTTTTCCGTTGTTGATGTAGTGTGTTTAATATGTCTAGTAGTTCTTCCATGCGTGATAGTTTTGATTGAAGTTTTTCGTAAACTGTTTCTTCCCACGTATATCGTGCAGCGATATGGATTACTTCTGTTCGTTTGGTTTGACCAGCACGATAGATACGTCGATTGAACTGTTGGTAATGCTCTGCGTTGTAACTGGGTGAGGCCCAGATGACAGCTGTGGCTTTGGTCATTGTTAGGCCGTGACCAGCTGACTGTGGATGACAGAACACAACTTGCAGATGCCCAGCTTGAAGTCTGTCTACAACGTCTTTGCGTTTTTCTGGTGGAGTTGAACCATCAATCACACCGTACTTAATCTTTTGTTTCTCACACTCAGCGACTAAGTGATCACGCTCGTGCTGCCAGTTGAAGGCAACGAGTGAGTGTGAGCGTTCTTTAATAAGGTCGAGTACAAGTTGATAGCGTTCCTCATGAACACCAACCTGCACTCCGTCTCCGTCATAGACACATCCAGTACATAACTGAAGAAGCTTTTTGATTTTAGCGCCTGCGTGTATGGCAGATATCACTGCGCCATCTGCTTGAAGCACTGACTCATTGGCTAGGGTCAAGTACTGTTTGTAAATTACCGGGCTAAGATCGACGTAGCGTGTTGATACTGTCTGCTCGGGCATGTCGATGCAGCTTTCTAAGGTGTACCGAATGTTTATGTCGTGTAGCGCAGCAGCTACTGTGTCTTCTGCATCTGGCTTGTCTGTCCACTCGTTAGCAAAGCCATTGAACTTGGTTGTGCATACTGAGTTGCGGAAACTATAGAAGCGCCTACCTAACCGTTCGCCACCGTCTACGAGCAACGTCGGATGCCAAATGTCTAGGATTGTGTTTGAGTTCGGTGTACCTGACATTGCAATGCGGTACTCAAACTTTTCTGCAATCTTGGCAGCAGCTTTACTACGTTGACTGTCTTTGTTTTTGAACGCGGTAAATTCATCAATGCAGAGCGTGTCGAACCCTTCTAATACTCGTAGGTTCTTGGTAATCCACTTGACTGCATCGTGATTGGTTAGGACGACATCGGCATTTGAATCAAACGCAGACGCGCGGTTTTTCGCATAAGCAGATACATAGCTTATGTCCGGTTGAAACTTACTGAAGTCATCACCCCATGACGCTTCAAGGATTGAAAGCGGGGCTAGAACGAGCATACGTCCTGTGCGTCTTTGGGCATAAGCATCAATGACGCTTCTTGTCTTACCTGTACCGGGGTCGCTAGTTATCAGGCAATGTTTGTTGTTTAGTATGAATTCAGTAGTTGTTGTTTGATGATCAAATGGTTTTAGCATAGTTATATTTTTTTAAGGTTTATAAGATTAGCATTACTAATAATTACAGGCAAGCATCAAAGAAGCGTCTGCGATCAAAAGCTGCATTAAATTGCTCAAGCTGGTCAGCAACCTCTTCACAAACGAATGTGTATTCTGGATGTCTGATTCTGTGTCTTACATTATTTCGCAGAAGATCTGCTACGAGTTGGAAGTGCTGTCTTGTTAACGTCATTGGCTAATATGTCCTCATAGATTTCTTGTTTGATTTGAGCTGATATTGATCGATTGAATTTTGTTATAAGTTTGATGTCAGATTTTTTTAGTTTGTAGGTCTGCCAGTAAACAGCTTCAGGCGGATCGGTTAAGAGACGATACTCAATAACCGTACCGTCTCTCTCGTAGTACATAATCACGCTATGCGCCAGAGACCGATTTCGTTACCTTCAAGTTTTCTTTTGGCAACTTTAAATCCCATTTTCTTCATAGCAGCACAGAGTCGCCCTGCGTCTTTTTCAGTTTGAGCGTACACACAATCCATAACATCCATGTGTTTTAGTGGTGCATACTTTGAGGTTTTAGTTCCGCCCATTCTTGGGGGTAGGGGTACGTCTTTTTTAATAACGAGCATCTTGCTCTCCTTATTTTAGGGTTAAAAAAACCCCCCTACTTAAACTGGAGGATTAAGCAGGGAGGTGGTCCTATCAGACTCACAAGGGAGGAAGAGTCTGTTAGTAGCGAATTACTCCACGCCCCAAGAGCACTCTGGTTCATCACCTTTACGGAATGAGCACCAGCGGCAGGCGTTCTTGCTAGGTTTAGGAGCAAAATCTGTACAGGTCGTCATTGCAATGGCTCTGTTATAGAAGCCGGGCGCAAAGTTCATGGCCTGATCTCGTGTAAATGTCTTAATTGTTTTTTCGTTTTTGTCTAAGTACCACAACTCTGTTTGTACAAACTGGATGTGTGGATAACGAAAGAAAGTTCCGATGGCATAGAGTAGGCACTGTTGGCTATGGGCAATTTCGTTACCCCATTTCTTGCCGGTTTTGTAATCGATAACTCGTGCGCTTGCATCGTCTTCATTTACTAAAGCATCTAGTTTGATACGTGCCCAAGTAGCGCGTTCTACCCAACCGACAGGTTGCCAGTCGAGGTCGAATCCCCACTCACCCTCTAGCTCTACTTTAGCTTCATTAAACAAAGTACGAAGCTCGTGGAACTCATCATCAAAATGTTTAAGTGTGTCAGGCAGTTCGCCTAGTTTACCGTTTACAAAGTCTTCGGCTTGCTGATGTATCTCAGTGCCTCGTTCTGCAGCAGGGCCAGATGGCTCCCGTACTTTTTTAACGCGACTAATGTAGGTTCGGTAGGGGCACTCTTCAAATACTTTTAACGCTGAGTAGGACCATGTGGGGCAATCACCTAGCTTGTCTGGTTTGACTGCTAGCTTGTGATAATCTGGACGCTCATCTTGAGTTAAGGACATAGTATTCTTATCGGATAAAAAGATTAGTGTAACTAATTATACTGCATTCGCATAGACGTTTTTTTCTGACTCATTAAAGTGGTCTTGGATAAGTTGTTCTCGATAGCGAGCTTCTAATATCCAATCTACTTGATGCCCTCGCAAGTTTTCACCTTGTACTCTTTTTTGTTTTTGTATGAGGCCAAACTTACTAAGCGTTTTGCCAAACTTAACGATGCTGATTTTCTCTTCGGTCAAGGTTGAGTAGATTAAGTTTAAGGTTGCGGTATTAACAGTAGTCGGTTGCACTGTGCTATCTGCTATCCATGACTTAACATATTTTTTAGCCGCGTTAATGCTGCTTGGATTCATAATGTTGTTGGTTTCTATGTCGAGTACAGGTAAGAAGTAGTACAGATCACCTTGCTTAACGGCGTTGATGAATTCTTCTACTACCGACATAGAGTTTTGACGCATGAGTCCCTTAGCTTCGTTATTCATTGAGGATTCTGCTAGTCGCTTATGGTACTGCCACGTTTTGAGTATGTTTGCGAACGAAGGCAGTTCCTGCTTAATCAAATCAAGATTGTCTAAGAACTCTGGATATCTGTTAACCAGACTTTGCTCTTGTCTAGGAGCTATGGTGTACCGTCTATCGTCACTCTCCATTGTTATTGCGTCATGTCTGTTGGTTAGGAATAAGAAGTTGGTAAATGATGGTTGTGATATTTGGTCGGTTCGCATTGCTCGGATGGTTAAGTTGGGCTCGCTGATTTCATGTTTTAGTTTTTCTGCCATTTTGAAGGCGCTACTGTTTGCTGATGCCATGTGAAACTCATCCACGATCAGGAACAGTGCATCTCTCATGTAAGCGTTAAAGTTTTCTTCGATGTCTTGTAGCTTCCGTACCTGTACATGCTGCTCACCAAACAGCGGCTTTAATATAAATGTATAGAAGATCTGTTTACCAGTACCTTGTGTGCCACCGAGGCACCAACCAGCCATCGACTTGTTGCGAGTCTGAAATATGTAAGCAAGCCAGTTGATGAATCGCTCTAGCTCTTGATGCCCATCTCCAAGGATGTGGAGCAATAGCTTATAGACAGTTGGACATGCAGCTTCAATCTTGGGTGTGTCGCCTAGGGCATAGGGTTCATCTAGCTTAATAGCTGAGTTCATAAGCCCTGACTGTCTGAACGTATTTACGAACAGTGGCCTAGCGGTTATGTCAGTTACCTTTGCATCAACAGTAGGATTGAATATCTGCTTACCTTCGGGCAGCAAGTCAGGCATGACCGCTGCGTGATTCAGGAGGAAGTCTTCGATGTTTTGTTTTTGTATAGGTCGAAGCGGATACTCAGAACTAAATTGGTTTTGGTCTTGATCGAATATGCCACAGTAAAAGGTGTCGGTATCAAAGTCTCTAAACGCCACTGGGCGAGACGGCTTCTTGCCTTCTGAGAGTTCGTTCGCAAATAGTTCCCTGATTGATCCAAAGAAGTCAGGGTCAGCTTTTTCAATCTCGAAGAAAGGTTCGCCTTTAAAATTGTACATCCATCTCGGATCGTTGAGGTCAAAGTAATAAGCATTGGAATCTCCACCGTTTATGTTGCAACGGATGAAGGGGAGTGATGTTGTGTCTGAGACTGTGATTTGCATCCTGTCAGGGTTTAACAACACTTCTTCATTGCGGTTGTTGATAGTTAGTTGCTTGGTCTTAGCTTGGCGTCTGCTGTTGCCAGCCTGTTCGCGCAAGGTGTTTTTTATTTCTTGTTCTTGGTCGAACACAAGTTGGGGACTGATGTTGCTGAGGTTCCCAGCTAAGTCAAAGGTGCTAAGATCTTTGTTTACTAATACAAAGCGTTCGTCATTATCGACAAACGGATTTGGTATATCAGTGAACAGCGGCGCTGCTATAAAACAAGTGTGGGAGTTATCAGCTACGCTTAGATCGATCGGATACTTGATTGATTGACCATTTACTGACAGCGATAAGTTGTCGATCAAACTAGCACTAGAGAAGTTTAAGCTTTTTGTCCACAGCTTAATGGTAGCTGGTGGCATTGGTATCGACAGCATAAAGAATAGGTGCAGCGATACTTCTGTTTGGTTAACGCCAAAGCTGCTAGACGCATGAGCGATATAGCTTACGTTGTGTAGGTAGCTTGGTAGTTCGGATACTACTTGAGCAGCTGCTTTTTCAACGTCAGCGCTGGTAAGCTGCGATGAGAAAAACCAACTGGGTAGTTCAATTCCATCTACGTCTAGTATTAGGAATTGACTGTATTTTGCGCGGTCTGTTTTACCGGCTCTGCTTTCGTCAATGATTGGTCGCTTTAGATTGCCTTTCAGTAAACACTCGCCGTCTGACGCTTTTGCTTTCATTAGGGGGTAAAGCTCTTGCAGATCTGACACTTCATAGTCAGAACTGTTCATGGCTTTTACCATTGGGTAAGCAATTGTTTCAGATGAAGAGAAGGTTTTACTGAGACGCAATCCGTTTCCAGCTGATAGAAACGTAATCTGCATCTTGCCTCCTTACATGTCACCAAACATTAGCGAAGCTAATACTAAAGATCAACAAAAGAATCTAATTTCTTGTCAGATACTTTCTCTCCACGGTTGATTTTAGTCGAAACAGGTGCGCTGAATAGCAGACGAACCTGATTTCTTTCGAGTTTGAGGACAGTTATTTCCGCTACCTCAGTGCCTTCTGAATCAAATAGATTCACGGACTGACCAGCTTTTCTTGTGATTACTAATTTGGTCATTTGCTATATGAGAGGTCGTAACCGCCTTCTGCTGCTAGGGGTAAGTTAGGTGCCCACGTTGGTGGAATGCACATGGCCTCTATTATAGCGTTAAATCTGGATTGTGCATCTGATTTTGGTCCGATGCAGATAATTTCGTCGTGTACTGTGAGCACAATGTCAAGATCTTCTATCTTCGATATTCTGATCATTGCATCTGTGATGACAATACGTGACAAAGCCTGAATAATATTCTCTGTTAGTTTACCTCCGTAGGTGTACTCGTAGCTTTTCTTACCTTGAAACCTGAAGCCTCCTTCTTGTAGTGGGGTAAGCTGTGGATAGCGTAGCCTTAGTCCATTAGGCAGACTAATACTATTGGGATGAATTCCTATCGATTTGTAAGTGTCGTAGAAATTTGTTACTGATCCTTGTCGATTGTTGGAGCTGTGCATCTCGTGCAGGAAGTGATTGCAGCGGGTCCAGAGCATATCGATCTCACTGTAAGTTGATCGGTAGTTATGTACGACTGATTGGGCTTCATCAAAGCTAATACTGACCGTTGGTCCAGCAGCGCCCGCCGCCAGTGTGCCTTTAAACTTTTGAGCGCCCATGCCATAGCCAAGGCCTAGGATTGCGGTCTTGCCAACGAAGCGTTCGGTAGGGTTGTCGTCTTTGTTGATAGGTTTGTTATAGATGCCAGATGCGAAATTGCAATAGATGTCTTCACCTGCTGCGTACTGGGCGAGCAGATCGTCTTGACCCGCGAACCATGCGAGCATACGAGACTCGATGTTCGACAAGTCAGCTACGTACACATAGCAATCTTTAGGGGCTAGGAGCGCCCGTCTAAGGATGCTTTTGCGTGGCAGGTTTTGTAGGTTGATCTTGTCAGTACCACCGAACCTGCCAGTGTGTGCAGCGTAGTAACGCAACGGTACGGGGAACTTCCCATCTTCGTGCGCTGCAGCAAGGAACCGTTCGGCTCTGGTTTCTGCGATGCGGGACTTAACTACTTCTCGTGCGTCAAATATATGTTTTAGGTCAGGATGTTTGAGTGTGAATGTTTTCCATTGAATGTCGTTTTTGCTGAAAGCGGGTATGTCTTTTCCGGTTGATGGACTTTTTTTGGTGGGTACAGTGAATCCTTGTTCTTCAAGCCAAGCTGCGAACTGTTGGTTACTAGCAAGAAGCTTCCGAGTGAGTCCAGAGGCTTCCAGCTTTGCAGCGGTGTTAGCTTTCTCTGCGGCTAGGAATTCGTGGACTGTTTCTTCGTCTAACAAGAACCTTGGAATGCAAAACATCTCGGTCGTTAGATTAATAATCTCTAACTCGGACTCTGGAAATTCCATTTTGTTATAGATGGCATAGGTTAGCTCGACATCTTGTATGCAGTAGCCTGCAATTTGCGCCTCGATGTCTGGGGGAAGGTCAACGATACCCTTAGCGTTGACAAGTTCTTCCCCTTTCCGCATGGTTTCATCTTCTGGGAAGTAGCGAACAGCAATGTCTTTTAAACGGGCTGACTCTGAAGGGTTAAGCCCTCGCGCCATTGCTGCTGTATCGAGGTAGAACGCAGGGCGAATACCAAACTTTCGATACAAGATGTAACCATCAAACAAAGTGTTCTGACAAAGTAGGGCGGTGTTGGCCCAATCGATATCGTGTAAAACATCGAGATCATCAGGGCCATGCCATGATGTTGGTTCGTCTTCTAACTTTATGCCTACGCCCCAGACTTTGAACATATCGCTTGCGACATATTCCATCGTGGTCATTTTGCTTAGGCTGAACTGCGTGTCGTAGTAGGTTTCAAAATCTAGGGTCAGTAGGGTCAAATTGTTGTGCGGCATATACTTCTGGCCTTATATGTTCGAAGTTAGTTGCAAGTTCTTTGTAAACTTCGGGCATGTTCGTCTTGATCCACATCACTGTGTAAGACTGAAACTCGCTGCCGAGGGAGTCACTGCGTAACGCTTGATCGGTTAATGCAATGTTTTGAACTATGTCCTTAATATCCATATTACCTCCGCTAATAATGTTGTTCAAATAAATCCTGTCGGATTGTTCGGACGGTTTCTCGGCTTACGCCAGTATGTCGCCCAATGTGTGTGTTGCTATGGCCGCTGCGCGATCTTTCATAAATTGCTTTATGTAGTTCCTCACGGGTATTGAAGTTACCTGTTGATTTAGGTGCGCCTTTGGGCTTGCCAGTTTTGCCTTTACTCATTTGTTGTCTCGACTTTAAGTTCTGTTTCTATCCAGACTTTGGCACCACAAGCTAGTGGTTTGTCGGGACTGTAAATTAATTTTGCTACGATATTGTTGTCATGATCTTTGATAATTGCTGAGTTGCATTTGCGATTTTGTTTATAGTCTTTGACGGTTAGTACAGGGAGGTTGGCACCTTTGTTGTTGGCTTTGATGTGATGTTGGTTAACGTGTAGCAGTGTTTTCATTTAGGGTTCCCTTGGTCGTCAAGGTTGTGAACTCGTTTGAAATAAGCATCGTTCTCTTCTTTCGTAAAATTTAATTTGGATCTATGGAGTTTAGATAGATGAGAATTGGTATTTAAAGCCCATTCTTTGTTGATCAGCCACACACGATACCCATTTCGAGAGCTTGCGTTGGATTCTCTATGGGATATGACTAAAAAGTTTTCGTAGTGGGGAATTGCTTTACTAATAAAATCTCTGAGGCGAATTACTGCATGCGAATTGTTAACCCAAATACTGTCACCAATTTCCATAAGCTGGGCTTGGACCTTTAGGTGAGAGTATTTTGTTTGTCTTTCTTCGAGCGGTGCGGGGATTGCTACATTTTTTTCTATTTTAAAAATCAAAATTAATTCCTTATTGCTCTATCCACATGAATCTACGGTATGGGAACTTGGATACACGGACTAGGGACAGCCGTTCGTGCCGCATAGTGCGCTTCATGACGAATAGCACAACGGATACGATGAGACCGCCAAAGAGTGCAGCCATCATGCCGCTGAACGTGCCAGCGAGTGTGAACATGAGGGTTGCTGTGATTGCTACATCAAAGAAGATGTCGTAGGTAATCACACGGCGTATGCCAAACTTGAATAATAGAAACAGCAGACCAGCTGCTGCGATGAAACCTGCGGTAATCATTTGTAATCCTCCTCAATGGGAAAGCCGATCACGATGGCTTCAAAATCATCTGAGTGAACATCCCAATCTCCTGGGTAGGCGTTTAACCATTCCCAAAAATCTTCTCTAGTCATTCATCCTCCTCGTATCGTTCAACGATTATCTCCAGTCGGTCTAGGATTTGAGCCATCAGGTTCCTGATCTCCTCCAGATGTTGGTCGTTGATCTCTATCGTTATCTTGGACATGCGTAGTGATTCCTTTGAGCGTGAGGTAGGTGGCTATAAAGCGAATAAGGTATTGGATCATTTCTTGGCCTTATGGACTTTCATGTAGAGACGTATGGCTAGGAACGACAGTACAAATACGAGGGCGCTATAAAACGCAACCTCGATGGCATGTACGACCATAGCCACAAATAGAATGGCGACTGCTATTAGGCAGATGTATAGATTGAATTTGTCTCTCATGCGGTTTCTGAGTCCTGTAGCATTTGGTTAACCTCCGCAACCATTTCCTCGAACGTAGGGTCTGACTCAAAACCTTGGAGTTTTATTACTCGCTTTGGTGCGAAGAAGTTGTTGGCTTTGAGTTCATCAGGGTTTTGTTGATAGTAGTTACACTGTTCTACTATGTGCTTATAAAAGTCAGTCTCCGGTTCTGCGTATATCGAAGACCCATAATTGGTAAATTGTATGGGTAGACATGATCCATCTGGGTAGGTAATCCATAAAAGGGCCGTATCATTATTTGCCAGCATTTTGTTGTAATGCTCGGTGTTTGCATGGATCCAGTTGGTAATTTGCTTTCTGATTAGTGGTAGATACTGGCTGCCAGCGGGGTCTTCGGGATCGATTGTTTCAAGGAACAAGGTTGTTAAGGCAATGGTTGTTTGAAAATCTTTGTTGTCTAGGGATTCTTGTATAGGGCCACCGAAGTCTCCCCAGCAAGCGGCTCCTTCAGAAGCTGAAGTAATGTGTGGATGGCAGGTAAGGCCCCGTGCATACAGGTTGAGTCCTTGTCTTGCGATTGGAAGCATAGAAACATTGTTGCGTCTGATGCGTACTCTTAGGTCTGGAAGAGGGACGTAAACAGTGTCTGTTGGTGCGAGTTGTCTATCTAAAGTGTGTCTATCGGGTCTGCTTAGAGTTGCAACAACGCCGTTCATCCTGAACGATAGCTTTGAAAAATGTGGTACGCCGGGATCATCCTCGTAATAGCCAGCATCCCCGTACAGCTGTACTTCTTTGATCCTAGGGTCAGAAGCTAGGGCTGATTTTATGAGGTCTAGGGATAGGATTGTATCGTTTGGGGTATGAGCATTGATTTGGTATTGGATTCTTGATAACTGGTCTTCTAGTTCTATTGCGCTTTCTTTAAGCGAGGTTATTTCTTCAGTGATGTTTTGGATTCTGTTGATGCACCGATTTAGTTGGTCTTGGATTTCTGAAAGAATAGAAGGGTCTTTGATCGGAAGCTGGTTGTCATGGGCTAGGTGTTCTAGCTTAGTTTCTAGGTCAACTATACGTTCTTGGGCGCTTGTTATGTCTTCATGGTTGCACTCTAGCCGTCTGGTGAGCCGTCGTTGTTTGGCATTTAATACATATGGGGTATCGTCTTGAATTATTACTTTTTTGTGGGTTCGCATTAATAGCCTCCTTCGTAGAATGGGTCAGATATTTTTTCTAAGTAAGTTACGTCGTCATCGAACGATAAACCTTGCATGAATGGACTGCGTGTGAACTTACTAAGTGGTTGGTGGTGCAAAGGCGCTTTGTAGGTGTAAACAGGCTTTTGAAGGTTGGACTTCATTAATGCGTTTAACTGTTTGATCTCTTGTTTTGAAAGCTCTGGGGTATCTACAGCGTCTTTGACACATTGGAAAATGGTGTTGCTTCGCTTGTCATAAACATCGACTTTGCTATCACCATACTTGTTGTAGATACCCCGGATGAAAAAAGGACTGTTCTCAACAAATGAGGCAATTTGTTTTTCGTCTTGATGGCTGGGAGAGACAGCCATGTTAACGTGAGAATGTCCCCAGTACAGGAGCTTTGATGGATCAAGCCCCGCTTCATCGATCTCGATTGCTAGTGCAGCCATAGCATCTTGATCGATGTCGGTCTCGGCGGCGGATACGGTTTGTTCTGGAATGTACAAGTCAGTTACCAGATAACCGTATGCCGTTTTATCGACGAGACCTAACCAGCCAATTTCTTGTGGTTGATGTGCAACAATATGTTGAATAACTTTATGAACATAAGGGGTGTAGCGCACTTCTGGAACTTTGACTGATGTTGTATACATCGAGGTAGTAGTGGGTTCCATCGAGCAAGAAGATACCGATTTTGCTACATAGGGTTTAATAGTTTTTTTCTTACTCATAGTGCGTCTCGTGTTGTGATAATGGTTGGTTTGAAGAAGCAATCGACTTGGGCGTTGGTGCAGCCATCAGCGAGTAAGTAGTTCATGAACTGCCACACCACGAGGTTAGCGATGATGGATGCAGTCGGGCCTACTGATATAGGTGAGCCGCAAGCGGATACTTCGCCAGCTTCGTCAGAGATAAGCGTGTCTGTCCAAGCTGATACTTCTTCGGTAGAGCGTGGGTTGAAGCTGTAGACATTGCCATGCGTTGATGCCATGCGTGTCTCGAACACTCGTAGTAACTGAGCTTTGTCTTGCCTATCCATAATCTCTTGACGAGATGACATGGTGTCGGTGAGCAAGAAGACAATGCCGTCAAGCTGTTGGTCAACAACACGTTCTTCTTTGAAGTGCATAGTTGATGGCGGCAGCATACCGATCTTAGAGTGATACAGATGCTTGAGCGCTTGTACTTTAGTCATACCAATATGACTGAAGTTGAACGCTTGGTTAGCCAGGTTGTGCGCTTCTACTTTGTCGAAGTCCCACACTGTGATGTTGGTGAGGCCAAGCTCGATGAGTGACATAAACACTCGTGAGCCAGTAGCACCTGCGCCGATGATGTGAATAGGTAGGTAGTTAAATTGATTAGGGTCAAAGATCGGTTGATGTCTGGTAATTGATAATTGTGCAGTCATATTAGAAGCCTGAGATTTCGAATTTAATTTCTGGTCTGTCTTGAGGTTCTTTCCACGTAACGGCAGAACGGATTTCTTCTAGGGTTAAGTCCGTGTCTGTCGTATCTCCTTCGCCGTCGTGGCCGAGAATAAGGCCCTTACCTGCTAGGACTAACTCAGAGCGCGTACCTGCAATAGAGAAGAACGCTTGGTCGTCTACGTATAGCCCTTCGTCATCTATAAAGATGTCGTTGAACTCATCCCAATGAACAACTGCGAAGTTGTTAACTGAGAAGTCGTCTGTGCTTAGGTAGTTGTAAATGTCTTTGTAGTTGTCGCTACGGATGACAGTTGTGATTTCCCGTTCAAAGGGATTAATTAATATGGCTCTCATAGCAATCCTTACTTAGAAAAAAACTACGCCCTAGGGGCTAGGGCGCATTTGTTTAGTTGCCTTTGGCACCCTGTGCAATAACGATGCGATCGCCATCAAGTACAGGAGAGTCTAGGGATACAGACTCGGCACCGATCTTGATTGCTTCGTTGCTATTGGGAGAGATGTCAGCTGCTGATAAAGCATCAGCGACAGTTGAGCCATCGTCGATAGCTACTTCTTGAACGCCACCCGGAACACGGATGACTTTGACAGTGATAAATTCACTCATAGTAAAACCCTCTTGGTTTATGGTTAGTTGATTTGATCCGTTTTGACTACCGGTGGATCACCCCGGCTCCTAGGCGAATCACTGCCTTAGCCTGTTATGGGACAGCTGCTCTATGTTTAGGTGCAGCTGCTTGTTCCCATTCTTGTCGCTCTTGCTTACGGCCTAGGAAATAGGCTTCGTTAAGCATTTCGCAAATTTGTCGTTTGTCGTAATAGAAGGATTCTTCTTGTCTATCCTTCATTGCATCAAGACGTGTCATGAAAGGTTCAATAATCTTATTAACCATGCAATTACCTCTACTAATATCGTTGGACATAACGTATAGCTCTTGCTGCATCGGCATCTAGCCTCCTGTTTTCTTGGGATTCAAATTCTTGTTGTTCGTCTGCTGCGTTTAAGTCGTCGTCAATTTGTTCGCACATTTGGTCGAGTAGTTGGTTCATGTTTGTCAGTTGAAATTCGTGAGCATGGTCAAATATATGTTGGTGGTATTTTTGAACGCTGATTAGGTAATCAATCGAAGCTGCAATGTCATGTAGTGTGAGCATTAGTCCTCCTCGTTAATTTCAAATGCCTGCGTGATTCGTTCGTCAACGAACTCAATGAACCATTCGCTCTCGGTAAGCACATCTAACTCATGCTGTATGAGCAGCTGTATCTGCGCCCGAAGGCTAGCGTCTAGGTTCGGCAGGCTAGGGTCTAGGGTCGGCAGGCTAGGGGTTGGGGTAAACACTAAGTCGCTCATGTTATTTCCTCGAATGTTTTTTCTTTTTTAAGTTTGATACCTGTCGTGCCACAGCTGCGGCAAGCCATGTAGTCGAAGTAGTCGTCTTCTTCTATGTCTACACCGTTAAGTGACTGGCACACCGGGCACTCGACACCGTAATCAATCACTCGTCTGTAGCCGTAGGTTGGTTGCATTACCCTAAAATATAACTGTTAAGGTCGCACTTGCCATAGCGCGAGTGTGGATCTCGGGAGTGTGCCCACGTAAAGTTACCGTTGTCGCTTAGTGCGCTTAATTGCAGTAAAGACTGGTAGTATTCTTCTCCAATCATTTTCCAATTACCTTTATCGAGTTCGTCTTTGCATAGCCACATTTGGACGAAGGTTTCCCATTCGTCAGTGTCAAAGCTAGGGAGGTCTTCAAGTGCTTTGCTTATTAGCATTTTGATGGCTTGATCTAAGTTGTCGTTTAGGTACATGTACATTCTCCGATGGCACACCGTTGGTGGGCCGGGGATAAAAAAGCCCCTAGACTTTCATCTAGGGGCTAGGGTTACGCTGCTTTAGCGTTGCGTTGCTGCTTGAACTTCTTGAACTGATCGCGCATGTCTTCAGCTGACTTGGCTTTGAGGGATTCAGTGATGCAAATCATCTCATCCATTGCGTCACCAAAAGTTTCACACGTTGCAACGACCGACCAAGAGTCATCAATCTCTGATTTTTCACTACGGCTGAAGTAACACAATGTGTTATCCATGTCGGCTTTGAGGTTCTGTAAAAACAAAGCGTGTAGTTGATACAGCTGATCGAAATCGTCATCGATTACAGTCAGCAACTCTTCGTTGTTGATGTCCATACCGACATGCTCTTTGGCACGTTCGGCAGCGTCACAACCCCAAGGAGCGCCATTGATATCATCAGCAACTATGTTGGCGTTGAACAAGCGTCGTGCATTCCAGCAAGACTGATTCATTATGTCTTGAAGAAAGCCAACGATTGCGAACGGGTGAACCGATTCGTTGTTTTCCAAGGCATAAATAAATGCTTCGAATAAAGCATCTAGTGGTTGGTTGTCGTCGTTAAGGTGCTGTGAAACAAACTTAGCGATGTCGCCCTTGTAACCACGTTTGGCTGCACTATCGCGCAGGGATGTTGGGATGAAGCTATAGTTTTGTGTTGTCATAAATCCTCCTGATATGACTGATTGTTAGTAAAGCTAATATCTACAGATCAAAAAATCAACTGATCGTCGTAATCTTCCATCGTATCTTCATCATCTTCTAAGCTGATCAAGAAGAACAACGGATTTCTGAACGAGAATGGCTTGTCATCCTCGTTGATTTCAGGGATTGAATCCCAATGAGGCTCATTGAAGTCCAATGGTTGGTTGTATCTAATCATAAGCACCTCCATGCTTGTAGTGTACGTCAAATGAACACGTTATTGTATTCACTAATAGTAACCGTGCGTCACGACCGGAGGGAGTGATGATTTCTCCCCCCGGCGCATTTACTAGATGACATGACAATCAGTTACTTTGTCCCAGTTGATTTCTTCCAACCGGGATGTATCGTTGTACAACCACTTGATAGACTCCACGCTGCCGTTTTCAAAATGCACAGCTATTTTGTCGGTGAAACTAACGTCTGGGAACTTCTCTTCCCAGTCAGGAACTAATCTCCAATGAGACATGTATTTCTCCTTTATTAATGAAACTCACAGGGTTCATCGATGTCGTAATCGCAGCCGCATACATCGCAATACACGAGTGATTCAACAGGTTCTTTGAATTGACGGGCGATGTAGTCTCCAAGAGCGTACATTGCCTTACGGTTCATATCGTAAGCCTCATAAATCGCTTTTGGGACTACCCTCACGTTGTCGTCACCTACGTTATTAGGGTAAAACGTGTCGCTATTTACGTGGTAATACAGCTCAATCATGTCGTTTTGTTTGCTCATCTAACTCTCCAAATGATAATAATGAATGTGAAAACAACAACCGTACACATGAAACGGAGTGGAATGTGGTCTGACTATGATCATTGTTAATGATTGTGAAGTGTGACTACTATCAAAGGGTGTAGCAGGTTAAACCCATTTGTAGCAGGTTGTGTAGCAGGTTGGTGTAGCAGGTTAGATGCCCATTTTTAAAGGGTTGTAGCAGGGTAGCAGGTTGAATTGAAGTTCAATTCAAATTGGAAGTAAAACAATAAAAACATACTCTGTTTATTACTAAGTCGGGTTTTACCTGCTACGCCTGCTACACTTTTGACAGTATTTAGGAAATAGGTACTAGGATCAATGGTTTAGGGTCTATAACAGGGTAGTCCCAACCTGCTACAGTACCTGCTACAGTACCTGCTACAACCTGCTACAGCAGCGCCGCGCCGCCCCTAGACCCCAAATCCTAGACAAATGCCGGTTGTCGAGTGATTATTGTCAATTTGACACATAGCTAGGATTGCCAGCAGCACATGGTGGCCGGTGGTTGGCATAAAAAAGGCGAACGTCTGACGGTTCGCCTTGTGTGGTTGGTTGGTTTGGTCGTGGTTACTCAGGTTCGAAGCATACCCATGTGTTAGTTGGGTTGATTTTGGTGAGTAGTGGGTCTTGTTTGCAGTTTAAGAACTGAGGAACGTCGGTGATTGGGGTTACAGGGATTTCAACGAAGGCTGTGAATATGAAGTAAGAGACCATTACAGGAAGGCTGATTACTGCGATGGTGGTTGCGGTGTTGATTATTGAGTTTGTGATTGAGTTCATTGGGCTAGATCCTGTTTAGAAAGGTTGATGCGTCGGTGTAAGCAGATAGTTCTGATGAGTCTTCGATGTCTTCTAGGCTGTCTTCGATGTCGAGGATGACGAAGGTCATGATGCCGAGGAATACGTCGGAGGGATTTTCTTTGATGTAGTCGATGGTCTTAGATCCTAGCTCTTTGGCTTTGGCGTGTGTCTCTGGGTCTTTTAGCTTTTGTTTAAGGCCTAGGGCTTTTTGCTTAAGACTGTCCATGTTTCTGTCTACTGAGTTGAATTTCATGATGTTCCTAAATAATAAGTGAATGTTAAAAGGCAACCGTGCGTCACGAGCGGAGCGAGAGATGTAGCGGTAGAGTAAAAAGCAAAGGAGTCCCAGACAAGGTTCCTAAACCAGAAACGTAAACAAGGTTCCATAATCGGAATCCGGGGGAGGGGGCGGCGATGGACGGGAGGGGGGAGATAGTGCGTGAGTGATTTTTAACTACTTTTTCAAATAATTTTTTCTAATTTTTTTCTGCTAGTATTACCACTACTAATACTTTGGGGGCGCTATGCTCCAGACCGAGCAATACTGCAGAGGGTGTAAAAGTAATAAACCTAAAATGCAGTTTAAGTCGCAGACCATTTGCCATCAGTGCTACCACATTCGTCGCACTGCTAAATCAGGGGCGGACCTCTATCACTTTTTCCGTAAAGGCATATCCAAACTAAAAAGTACCCGAACAAAACAAGGTATAGAGTTCCTGTTAAACGCCGACGATGTGATGGAGCTGTGGGAGCAGCAAGAAGGTAAATGCGCTCTATCAGGCGTGTATATGACCCACGCTCCTGCCGCTGACCCGTTCACTTCGAAAAACGCTAGCGTCGATAGGCTCGACCATACCAAGGGTTACTATCCGCAAAACGTCCAGCTTGTCTGTTCGGCTGTAAACATGCTTCGAGGATCTCTGAGTCAAGAGGACTTTACGTGGTGGGTAATCAACATATACAAACATCATTGCGAATAACTATTAGTGTTGGTAATATTGCAGAATGGCTGAAGACGTATATGAAGAAATGATTACTCTCGATGGTTTTGAGGGCGCAATTCTTGGGACCGGGACTAGGGACGGCGAACATGAAGTTTTAGTGTACGACGCTCGTGCAGCTGCGGAGCTTTTTGAAAGCATAAACCCAGAAGTCGATATCCATATCTATCTTGAGTACCTCAAAGCTGTAGGCGAAGGACAAAGATCACCAATTTTTGTGTATTTAGACGAAACCGTGAGTGCAGATGTCGCAAGTAAGCAGCGAAAAAATATCCATTGATAACTTCGTGACGAATTCCACGGAATTCAAAGCACATGTCCCTTACATGGGCCTCGAAGATAGTCGATTAACCGTTCAGCAAGAAAAGCTGGTCATGCTCATTTGTTCAGGCATGACAATTGCCGCTGCAGGAAGGGGTGCGGGGTACGCAAGCGCTGATACCGCGTACTCAGCCGCGAAATTGCCGCAGATAAAAACGGCAGTAGCGTACTTTAAGGAGCAAATGCGCGAAGAAGTGAAATTCAGCCACGCAAACGCGCACATGATGTATATGGACGCGTACCAAGCGTCCGCAACTGCTACGGAAATGAAGAATACTGTGGACAGTTTAGTGAAGTTACACGGTTTGGTGGCCCCGGAGCAGCAGCCACAGGTGAGCATACAGATAAACGCGACATCAAAGCAGTTGGAACGGATGTCTGATGAGGAGTTGCTGTCTCTTGCTGGCAAAAACGACAAATACCTAGAGCCTGTAGCTGCTAATGAGTGAGCTACAGATCCCACAAGTCCTATGTATAAGGTGTAAGAGTCTTCACTCTGAAACTTTATTCAGCGGTAGGGACCGATTGTGTGTTTATTGCAAAGCGGATGATGCGGAAAGGCTGGCAACCCCAGCAGCGGTGGAGACAGAACCGGAAATAGTAGAAGAAGAGTCGGTCGAAGATAAAGCTAGGGCTGAATTAGCGCTTCGATTCCTTACGAGAAAGAGGTTACTACCCTTTGTTGAACGATTTAATCCAGATTATCAAGCGGGATGGGTGCATAAGGATGTTTGCCAACGCTTGGAGAAGTTTTCGCGGATGGTGGTGGAGAAACAGTCCCCTAGACTTATGCTGTTCTTACCTCCGCGACATGGCAAATCGACTCTGGCGAGCATTGCTTTCCCAGCGTGGCACTTGGGCCGAAACCCCGCTCACGAGTTCATTAGTTGCTCGTATTCTGGATCGCTCGCTATGGGCTTCTCTCGGAAAGTCCGTGGCTTATTACGCGAACCTAGCTACAAAACAGCTTTTAAAACTCGTCTCGACCCTGAGTCCCAAAGCGCAGAAGCGTGGCTCACTACGAACGGCGGTGGGTTTGTTGCTGCTGGCGTGGGTGGTGGTATCACTGGTAAAGGCGCTCATGTCCTAGTAATCGATGACCCCGTAAAGAACAGGGAAGATGCCGAAAGCCAAAACAACAGAGACGCAAACTGGGACTGGTATACGTCAACGGCGTATACGCGACTGGCTCCCGGCGGTGGTGTTTTGGTCATTCTTACTAGGTGGCATGACGATGACCTTGCAGGACGGTTACTCAAAGCAACAGCTGAAGGCGGTGATGAGTGGGAGGTTGTTCGATATCCAGCACTCGCTGAAGAGGAAGAAGAGTTTAGGAACTATGGTGAAGCCCTTCACCCCGAGCGATATGACGAGCCGTCCCTAGACCGTATACGAAAGGCAGTTGGCCCTAGAGATTGGTCAGCGCTATACCAACAAAATCCAGTTGCCGATGACGGTGATTACTTTACACGGGACATGATTCAGTATTTTGAAGAAGACGATATCGACCTTGATGAAATGCGCTTTTACGCTGCGTGGGATTTGGCAATTGGCAAAAAGGACCGTAACGACTACTCAGTCGGAATGGTTATTGGAGTCGATGCTTATGACCGTCTGTTTGTGGTCGATGTTGTCCGAGGGCGGTTTGATGGCTTTGAGCTAGTAGAGCAAATACTAGATCTGTACGAAGTCTGGAAGCCCAGCATCATTGGTATTGAGAAAGGCCATATCGAAATGGCCCTAGGCCCATTCTTAGAGAAGCGTGTCCGAGAGCGGGGGTTATATGAAGCATATTTCAAAGACCTCAAGACAGGGCGTAGGGACAAGGAAGCACGGGCTAGGGCCATCCAAGGCCGTATGCAGCAGGGCATGGTGTTTGTACCAAAGAACCAAATCTGGACGGGTCCGTTAGTAGCTGAGTTGCTGCGCTTTCCAAATGGCATTCACGATGATCAGGTTGATGCCCTTGCGTGGTTGGGTCTGATGATGACTGAGTTTGCGACCTATCAAACAACTGTAGTTAAAGAACCCTCGTGGCGAGACAGGATCGACCATCTGTTTAAAACGCCGCGCAACAAGTCAGCTATGAGCGCCTAATTATGAGCAAATACGACGACGAATCTGTTACAGCCAGTGTCCAATGGGACCGTTATATACGGGCTAGGGACAACGGTCATCTTGAGTACGTCGAGATGGCTAAGAAATGTGACTCCTACTACAGAGGCGAGCAGTGGGATGAGGCTGATCTAGCAGCTTTGGAGGCGGAAGGTCGTCCAGCATTGACCATCAACACTATCCTACCCACGGTAAACACTGTGTTAGGTGAGCAGTCTACTCGACGAGCAGACATTCAATTCAAACCAAGACGAGGAGGTGATACGGAAGTCGCGCATACGCTGAATAAGTTGTACATGCAGATTGCCGACAACAACAAACTTGATTGGGTCGAGCAGCAGGTATTTGCAGATGGTCTCATCATGGATGGCCGTGGTTACTTCGATGTGCGGATGGATTTCTCTGATCATGTCGAAGGTGAAATCCGAATCACGGCAAAAGATCCTCTCGATATCCTGCCCGACCCCGATGCAAAAGATGCAGATCCTAAGAATTGGAATGAAGTTTTCGAAACGAAGTGGATGACGCTTGATGAAATCGAAGAGCTTTACGGAAAAAAGAAATCAGACAAGCTCCAATTTATTGCAGAAAATGGAAGCTCATTTGGCCGAGACAGTATCGAATATGAAGAAACTCGTTTTGGTGATGTTGATTCTACAGATGATTATCTTGGCGCAGGTATACAGGGAGATGACGAGTACAGAAACGTCAAAGCACTGCGAGTCATCGAACGGCAACACAAAAGAATAACTCGCGTAGACTGTTTTGTTGACCCTAATACTGGAGATCAGCGAGAAGTACCTGAAGCGTGGAATGATCGCAAAGCTAAGAAGTTCGCAAAAGAGTACAGCCTTAGCATCATTACCAAGACCAAGCGGAAAGTCCGGTGGACCGTTACCTGTGACAAGGTAGTGCTGTTCGATGACTGGTCGCCCTACAACGACTTCACAGTTGTACCGTTCTTTGCGTACTTTCGACGAGGCCGACCCTTCGGTATGGTACGCAACCTGCTGTCCCCACAGGAGCAGCTGAATAAGATTGCTAGCCAAGAGTTGCATATCGTTAACACCACCGCTAACAGCGGCTGGATGGTAGAAAGCGGCTCCCTAGTCGGGATGACCGTAGACGATCTGGAAGAGCACGGTGCAGAAACAGGGTTGGTCGTAGAGTATGCGCGTGGCACTAACCCGCCTTTAAAAATCCAGCCTAACCAGATCCCCAGTGGGCTTGATCGCATTGGTCAGAAGGCGCAAGCGAATATCCAAAGCATCTCTGGTATTAACGACAGCATGTTAGGTACGGATAAGTCCGAAGTATCTGGCATCGCTATCCAAGCCAAACAGAATCGTGGCGCGATCATGATTCAGGTGCCCCTAGACAATTTGCGGAAGACCCGCCAGTACCTAGCCGAAAAGATCCTGAACCTGTTGCAAACCTTCTACACCGAGCAGCGGATCATTCAGGTGACTAATGAATCCGATCCCCTGAAGCCTAGAGAAGAAATGGTTATCAATGAGATGACCCCGGAAGGGCAGATCGTTAATGACCTTACGCTGGGTGAATACGATGTGGTTGTGGCTACTGCACCTGCGAGAGACAGCTTCGACGAGGTTCAGTTCGCAGAGGCGCTCAACTTGCGTCAGGTAGGCGTTGCCATACCGGATGACGCGATCATCGAGTACAGCCACTTAGCCCGTAAGGGCGAGCTAGCGAAGCGTATCCGCATGATGACGGGCATAGAGCAGAGTCCAGAGCAACAGCAGGTAGCAGCAATGCAGCAGCAGATGGCGATGCAGCAGTTGCAGCTTGAGATCGCCAAGCTCGAAGCAGAAGTTAAGAAGATCCAGTCTGAAGCAGCAGTCAACATCGCTAAGGTTCAAGACGTAGCGGATGTAGCACCAGAGATGAGGATGCAGGAACTGCAGGCCAAGTTGCAGATGAAGACGCAAGAACTCGACCTACGCCGTGAATTGTCCTCGATGACAAATCAGGTGAGGACGGATCAGCAGCAAACCCAAGCTGCGGCACGAATTGCGACTACCGCAATGCAAACCGCGCAAACACCCCAACCCCAATAGGAGGCCACAGATGGCTGAAGAGCAAGAAAGCACAAAGATTATGTACGACACGATGCCCGGAGCGGAGCCTTTAGAGCAGGGGGAAACTCTTGATCTGAATTTTGGGTTGGACGTTGACGGAAACCTGACTGAAGAAGACGAGGTGGAAGAAGATGTGGCCGAAGAAACCGAAAACGCCACCGTGGAAGAAGACCCCGAACCCGAACCCGAACGAGCAAGCGAGGAGGACGGAACTGAGATCGAGGATCAAGCACAGGTTGAAGTCGCAGAAGACCCCGAACCCTTAGAAGAAGCGGTAGCAGAGGCTCCCAAAAAGCCTATGGTGCCAAAGTCTCGGCTTGATGAAGTGTTGGCAAAGCAAAAAGCGTTGCAAAAGCAACTCGATGACATAAAAGCGCAGCAGACTCCACCGGAAGATGCTCCTGAAGCCTTCGATTACGAGGCAAAAGAGCTTGAATACCAGAACTTTCTGTTAGACGGCGAGTCGGCAAAGGCTACACAGGTCCGCAAAGAGATGAGGCAGGCCGAGCGCGAGCAGATTGCATTCGAAATGCGGCAGGAGATGACCCAAAAGGTCTCACAAAACGCTCAAGCTAACGCGTTACAGCAAGCAGCTAATGACTTAGAGGCGAATTTCCCTGTATTTGACCAGAACTCAGCTGACTACAACGCAGAAATGACTCAGGAAGTAATTGAGCTGCGTGATGCCTTCATGGTTCAGGGGTTCGAGGCCGTAGACGCTCTGTCAAAAGCCGCAAACTTTGCCATCAAGTCACACAACTTAGAATCGCCTTCGACTTTAGAAGCACCAAGTGCCCTTACAGCGAAGTCGGTTGATGAAGTTGCCAAGAAGCGAGCAGAAGTAAGTAAGAAGTTAAAAGCCGCAGAGTCTCAACCTCCTGAGCTACCCGGTGAAAGTTCTGCTAACCGAGGAGAAAAACCCTTAGACCTTTCTACTATGACAGAGGAAGAATTTAACGCGCTACCAGAAGCCACACTGAGGCGGCTACGGGGCGATATCTAACAGGTAGACCTATGACTAGGGAAAGAGATCCACGTCTAGCACGGGCGGGGGTGAGCGGGTTTAACAAGCCAAAGCGCACCCCCTCTCACCCGAAGAAGTCACACATCGTTGTGGCCAAAGAAGGTGACAAGGTAAAGACGATCCGTTTTGGGCAGCAAGGCGTGAAGACTAATCAAACGGTTGGTCAGCGCAAGGCTTTCAAATCTCGTCATGCCAAGAATATAAGCAAAGGCAAAATGAGTGCAGCTTATTGGGCTGACAAAACTAAATGGAGTCCTTCCAAAACGAAGTCTCCCTCAACTAAATGGAAAAAAGGATCATAACTATGCCGATGATAAACCCCAAAACTGGTAAGCCCTACCCCAATACACCCGCCGGTAAAGCCGCTAGTAAAGCTGAGTACGAGCGTCGAGCAAAAGCTGCAAAGTTTGACAAGAAAGGGGGGTTCAAAAGCGGCAAACTAAAGAGAAAAATGCCCACCACCAAAAACCCCCCAAAACGGCCAGTAAGAAATAAGCCTAAATCTCGGGGTTATTAATGGCGCGTACTAACGAAGCAAAATGGAAGCGCATTGTTTCTAGCGTAAAGGCTGGGACAAGTGGCGGCAAAGCTGGGCAATGGTCTGCGCGAAAAGCGCAGCTTGCAACTAAGCGCTATAAAGCGTCGGGCGGTGGATACAGCGGCGCTAAGACTGAAGAGCAGAAGTCGCTTACGAAATGGACCAAAGAGAAGTGGGGTACTAAGAGCGGAAAAAATAGCACTCAAGGCTCTGGGGCTACAGGCGAGCGGTACTTGCCAAAGAAGGCTCGGGAATCCCTAAGTAAAAAAGAGTATGCCGCGACGACCGCAAAAAAACGCAAAGACACCAAAGCAGGAAAGCAAGTATCAAAGCAGCCTAAGAAGATCGCTAAGAAAACCGCTCGTCATAGAGCCTAAGATCATAAAAGGTAATTAATGTTATGGACGTACTTGACGCCGTTGGAGCCATTTGGCCTCTCGCATTAGGGTTCGTAACCTTGGTTATTGTTTTAGCAAAAATGCACGCCGATATTGAACAGATGAAGGAGAAGATCCGAACCCTGTTTGATTTATGGAACAAAAGGGATAAGTAGTTGCGGATATAACTGTTGCTTTTATGTATTAGCGATACTAATATAAAGATTACGTCTATCAGAACGATATCTGATCGGCCCGTAGCCGCTAAAAACGCACCTCGCCTGTAAAGGCGTAAAACCTGCCGGGGTCGTCCCTCGTTATAAAAACGCTAATACGTTGCTTCACGATACGAAGCACGGATTAGCCGCTCCAAAAGTCGGCTGAGAGCATTAGCAAAAGCTAATGTAAATGAAAATTGTACGCATTAAGGAGGCCACAAATGGCTCTTACTAACTTTGCGTCCTTGACTTCCAATCAGCTTACTGCATGGAGCAGGGACTTCTGGCGTGTTGCACGTAACATGTCATTCGTAAATCAGTTCGCAGGAACTGGACAAAACGCTATGGTTCAGCGCGTTACTGAACTTACTAAATCCGACAAAGGCACCAAGGCGGTAATCACGCTTCTGGCTGATATGACCGGAGATGGTATTACTGGTGATTTCACCTTGGAAGGTAATGAAGAAGCGTTACGCGCTTATGACATTACGATTGAGTTAGACCAGCTGCGATTCGCAAACCGAGTTGCTGGCCGGTTGGCTGACCAAAAGTCAGTTGTTAACTTCCGAGAGCAATCACGAGATGCACTTGCTTATGCAATGGCTGACCGTATGGACCAGCTCGCGTTTTTGACGCTTGCAGGCGTTGCTTACACTCACAAGAACAACGGCGGTTTGCGAACCGTAGTTGGCGGCGCTGTAAACGGCCAAGAACTCGTTGACTTAGAGTATGCGTCAGATGTATCTGCGCCTACGAGTGATCGGCATCGTCGTTGGGACGCTACTAGCGGTTTGGTTGCTGGCGACACTACTGCGGTAGCTGCTGCTGACAAGATGAGCTACGAGTGTATCGTTGAACTCAAAGCCTTCGCCAAGGACAACTACTTACGTGGTATCCGTGGTTCAGGTGGCGATGAGGTCTTCCACTTGTTTGTAACTCCACAGCAGATGAAAGCATTGAAACTCGATACCGATTTCATTACTAACGTCCGTAATGCTGGGGTTCGTGGGCCAAGCAACTCTTTGTTTGCGGGTTCATCTAGCTTGATGGTTGACGGGATCATGGTTCATGAGTTCCGACATGTGTTTAACACTTCTGGCGCTACTACTGGTACTTCAAGCAACGCTGGCGCTGCTGGGTATAAGTGGGGTGCTGACGCTGACATCGTAGGCGGACGCGCTCTGTTCTGTGGTGCTCAGTCACTTGCTATGGCAGATATCGGGCTACCCGAAGTTGTCGAAGATACTTTCGACTACGGGAACCAGCAAGGTATCTCAATTGGCAAGATCTTCGGTATGCGGAAGCCAAAGTACAACTCTGACATTTCAGGGTCTGTACAGGACTTCGGTGTAGTTGCCTTAGACACTGCACAGTAAGAAATACGGCTCCTCCTTCGGGGGGAGCTTTTCTTTTCCTAGCGAGAATTCAATGAAGATAATTTCAGACAAAGAAGTCAGGGTAACTACTACAGGCGGGACAGCCGTTATTTTTTATCCCGGTGTGGAAAAAACCGTAGCCGATGAGATAGGGCTGTTAGCTCTGCAAATGGGCGCGAAAGAAGTAAAAGAATCGAAGGCAAAAAAAGAGCCTGTAGCAATTGAAATAGCTGATGAGGTCACTCCGGTTGAGGAGATCGAACAAGCTGGACCAGATGCAAAGCTACTCGAATGCCTCGAAACATTAATTGAAGAGGGGCACCCGGACAATTTCAAAGCCGACGGAGCACCTAAGTCACAAGTTGTAAACAAACTAATGGGGCGAAGTATTCCAAGTGAAGAGCGAGATGCTGCTTGGGAAATAGTCCTTAATTCCTAGAGGATAGATAAATGGCAGTAACAGTCCAAAGCGTTGTCGATAGAATCCAAACCACTTTGCAGGATACTACTGGTATCCGATGGCCCGTTACTGGCGAGTTAGTCCTGTGGGTTAATGATGCTCAACGTGAAATCGCATTATTGAAACCCGACGCATCAGCGGCTAATGAGACAGTTGCGCTTGTTGCTGGCACAAAGCAATCAATCCCAACCGCTGGAAATCGATTGCTCAGAGTTGTAAGAAACATGTCTAGTGCCGATGCTTCAGCTACTGGTGGACGCTCGGTAAGATTAGTAAGTCGAGAGGTTCTCGACGCGCAAACACCTCTTTGGCACGACCCAACCGTTACTGGAGATGCTGCTCACGCAGCAGTAGTCAAACATTACGTTTATGACGAGTCTAATCCTAGAAACTTTTATGTGTATCCGGGCGTAACCTCGGGTGCCTTTTTAGAAATCATCTACAGCAGCAACCCGCTTTCTGTTGGCCTAACAGGTGCTCGAACTGATCTTGAAGTACCTGATATCTACGGCAACGCCGTAGTTGATTACGCCCTGTTCCGAGCCTACACGAAAGATGCTGAGTACGCTGGCAATGCCCAAAGAGCCAGCACCCATTACAACCTGTTTATTAACAGTGTTACTGGTAAAGGGCAGATCGATATCATCACCAGCCCAAATTCAGATATGGGGCCACAGGGGATTACAACCGGCGCTCAAGTCGGTCAGCAGGTGGGGTAAATAGATGGCGACATCTTACGAGTCACTTTTACCCGAAATCATTCCGATGGTTCCGGGCTGTACGGACGGTCTGATAGAGAACAGTATTCGCTCTGCGGTAATTGAGTTTTGCGAAAAAACCGAGGTGTATCAGCAGGAATTAGACCCTGTTACCACGGTTAAAAACATCTATGAGTATGACCTGGAGCCTCCAGCCCAGACTTCTGTCTGCAAACTTGTGTGGGTCACGCATCTCGGTAATGAGATCGAAGCCATCACCACAGCCTTGCTAGAGCAGCGAGAGCCAAAGTGGAGAGAGTCCAGTCACTTTGGCACCCCTAAGTATTTCGTGAAGCAATCGCAAAGCACCGTGTGGCTCGTACCTGTGCCAACTACAACAGAGGTCAGCGGAACAATTATACGTGCCGTTCTAAAGCCTACACCTTCGTCTACGGCCTGTGATGACGGGGTAATGTCCGATTTCCGAGACACCATTGTTAATGGCGCGTTGTTTAGGTTGTTACGTTTGCCAAGCAAAGATTGGACTGATTACGCGGGGGCGCAGGTGTACGGCACCTTATTTAATGAGGGTCTTGCTTATGCGGAGCGCAAAGCAAGGCAAGGAGATGTACGGGTATCTAGGAAGGTTACTTATGGAGGAATCAACAAGCCGTATCGATTTTCAAGAAACCGTTACTCAAGGGGGTGATCCATATCTTGCAGATATCCGCAAAGAGTGGGACTGGGTATCAAAGGGGGTACGGGAGATCCTAGAGGGGACTCCCCAACTCACTTTCAGGCAAGAGGATGTATACGCGGCTTGCGTCAACGGACAAGCCATGTTGTGGATCACTACCGAAGGGTTTGTGGTTACAACGGTAGAGGTAGATCAGTTTACGGAAGACAGAACACTTTTGGTTTGGCTCGCTTGGGCAAGAGATCGAGGAGCAAAAAAAGCAGCGTACTACCTGCCATTTTTTGAAGAGCAAGCTAGACGGGCAGGGCTGCAGAAAATGGAAGTCAGATCAGCAGTGCGGCAGATGATCGACTATTTAGAAGGCGACGGGTGGTTGTTGGACCACATTGTTTATACGAGGAATGTTTAATGGGAAGCAAGCCAAAACAGCAAGATTACCAAGCGTCCGATGCAGAAAAAGCGTCCGCTTCGGTTGCGATGGCAGAGTATAAATACTTCAAAGAGCGCTACGATCCGCTGCTTCAAGACATGCGTGATCAATCAATGCAGGAAGACCCTAGCCAAACGCTCAGAGCCAGAGCTAATGCGGACACGATGCAAGCGCTAAGTGGCCCCAGTTACCAACAAACTCAGTCGGTAGGCGCTACTGGCGACATGTCCCAAGCGTTGAGTGGTCAACTCGGTATTGCCAATACAAGTGGTAAGAAAATTCAGAATCAAATGAGAACCAATGTATTGGGTACAGCGAGAGGACAAGCTGCTGATGCTCAAAGTGGCATGGCGCAAGCAAGCAGACTAGCAACGTCAGACGCACTAAGCAGAGCGCAAGCTAATCAAACAGTTAGATCTGCGAGAACTGAAGCCCTAGGGCAGGTTGCAGGGACAGCCCTTTATAAATACGGAGAAAAGACAGGTAAAAAAGGCATCACAAATTTCTTTGACGCTCTACGCAACCAAGGAGGCTCTGTGTAATGACTGTTAAAACAGCTGACCGCAAACCTATTATGACGAATACAGCTGACAATATGTTTGGTTTGTCAGATGAGCAGATCAGGGAAGCCCAACAAAATGCTATGAACTACAGCAATTCTGGGAACCTACAAAGCGTAGCTGACCCAGATGCTGCTTATGCTCAGATAACTCGTGCAGAGTACAACGACTATGTAACCAATTACCGTGGCTTCGAAGAAGACTTGATTGAGCAGTCCCAGAATGACACCAGCTTAATTGATGCCGCTCGCGAAGATTCTGTTTCTGCTGGTCAAATCTCGCAAGGCGCGGCGCAGAGAAACTTGTCTCGTTATGGAGCTAACTTAACGCCTGCTCAACAGCAACAGATGCAGAGGACAAGCGGTTTAGCGAATACGCTAGGCGGTATCCAAGCAGTAAACGATGCTCGAATAGCTCAGAAAGAGGCGAATACATCCCTGCTTTCTGACCTGATAAACATCGGTCAGGGAGTAAATAGAGCATCGCAAAGCCAACTTGGTTCAGCTGCAGCAGATGCCAACAGTAGGCAGCAAGCGTTCAGAGCTGCTCAAGCGCAGTCACGAGCACAAACGTATCAAACAGTTGGTGGTCTCGCCTCTGCCGCTATCATGGCCTCGATCTTTATATAGGTAACAATATGTCTCTACTAAAAGGTTTTCTCCAAGGTACAGCAGGCGCAGGGCGGTTTGCGGATTATCAGTCTGCTCGGAAGATTGCTACCGATCAAAACGCGAGAGAACAGGCGAAGTTTGATCGAACGCAAAGGGCCGATGCGGCTGGTGGGATGGTCAACAGATTACAAACTGCTGATCTTTTAGACCCCGAGAACAAAACAAGACTCAACATTGACGCTTTTCGGAATGGCTTGGAAAACAACGATCAGTCGGTGCGAAGGATCGGATTAGACATTATTAACAACAGCGGCGAGTTAGGCGAAGGCGTAACCGCGACCAATATAAGACGGCAAAACAACGGCGGTTTTGTAATAGAAACAACAAATGCCAATGGCGAGAAAGGTGCAGTTACAGAGGACGGGTCATCTGACCCCGAATCTAATGTTGTTACTTTCGAACCGGGGCGGCTGACGAATATCGCTAACGATTATTATCGAAGAAATGTAATAGCTAATTTAGATGATGCAGGCCGCAGCCGATATAACGTCTATGTCGAAGATGTAAGGCTAGTAGATCTGGAAATAGAAGCCCTTAATCTTACTGAGCAAAGGTCAGGTATCGGGGCAAGACGGCAGTTAGCCGGGCTACTCTCGGACGCTTCTCCTGAAGAAACAACTCAGATAGTAAGTGAAATAACTGGTAAACCTTCACCCGCACCTGCCAGTGACGCAAAGCAAGAACAGATTGCTGCATTGAAAGAACGCATGGGCAAGCTAACTGGGCCGGGATCAGATAGGCCACGGCGTGAAATACAAGCAGAAATTGACGCGCTAGAAGGGAAACCTGCTTCACCCGAACCTAAAAAACCAGACCCTGAACAGGCTGCAATACAAGAAGAGATTGACGCCTTAAAGCTGCGAAAAGATAGAATCCCTACAGGTCGAGGCGGTGATCGTGCTAAAGCTGCTGTGCAAAAGAAGATAGACGCACTTGAGTCTCAACTTTCTCCTGAAGAAGAACCTGCTCCCGTTATTGCACAAGCTGCACCTAAAGCAGCAGCGGCGATAACAGATACAACTACCGTTGATGAAATCGACGCGGCAGTTGATTCAGGCGAAGTAGAAGTGTCTGAAAGTGATGCACAAGCCATTGCACAGAAAATGCAGGAGTTGGAGATCGAAAAGATTTCTGATCTTCAAAAACTAAACAGAAAAGATCGGTTACTAGCTTACGCTGCATTGAGACTGTTCACCCCGAATGAACAGGCAAGGGAGAATATTCGTTCTGAAATGCAGAATATTGTAGAGACCGGCGTAGCAAGTTACTCAGCCAAAGACTTAGATACAGCGCGAGTAAACCAGCAGAATGCAAACACTTCGGCACAGAATGCAGTCACGAGTCGAATGAGTGAAAACAGATCAGCTGTTGAGGATCTGCGCGGGTTTGCGGAAAGCACCCTGACGATGCGTTCTGACCTTGGTGCAGCTTTAAGCGCAGCAGTCCGAGATGAGGACGGCGATGTAAGTATAGACAGACAAGCGCTGCGAAACCTAAGTGGTCCGGGTGGGGCGCTAAATAAAGCTAAGGCTGACTTCACTACCGAAGTAAATGCAGCTACAAGACGGCAAAAACAGCTTGTGTTTAACAGCGGCATAAGCGCCGTGATCATGGGGTTGTCTTCTGATGACGCAGGGGGCGTATTTGAAGGCGTAAAAGATGCGTTCGGCGTACAAGATGATCAAGAGTCCATCCAAGGCAATGACGGTTTCTTTAATAGAATAGAACCTGTATATGCTAGTGGTGGTACTTCTATAAAAGAGTTCAAGATTGTAGACCCACGCGGGGGCTACATGGATGAAGCAGTTTCTGCCGAAACGGTACGAAGCATATTCTCAGATGCTGATACCTACGCGTATCTTGAAAAATACCTGCGGCTCAAATCAAATGGTGCCACCGCAGACGAGCTTGCGAGTTTAGCGCCAGCTGGTAATTAATATGTCTGTACTGGACGAGTTCTATCAAAACGCAGCGAAGGTAGCGTCACAAGCGGATGTTGCCCCAGACAACACTCGTCAACAAAGTGTAGACCCTAGCTCTATAGTTACAGCCCCTTCCAACATTGGTGAGACCTTCTCTCGAAGTGTGAAGGCGGGAGCTATTGGTTTAGATTCCGACCTTGACTACTTTGCAGCGCTGGCTAATACAGCTATGGGCGATAAAGAAGCTGCTAAGTCAAATATTGCGGAAGCGCAACAGAGCCAAGCGCAGAGCGGACAGCTGCTGGCAGCTACAGGAACATTTGAAGAGTTCTTAGGTGAACCGACTGTTGGCGGATTTTTCGAACAGGTAGCAAAAGGCACAGGGCAGCTTGTTCCATTTGTGGTTAGCAGTATAGGAAGCGCGGGAATCGGCGCTGTTGGCGCAGTAGCGGCAAAAGCCGGTGTCCGTACTGCAGGGAAAAAACTAGCAGAAAAGATAGTAAAAGAAAGTGTCGAGAAGGCTCAGAAAGGACTCGCTACGGAAGCGGAACAGGCCGTCGCGCAGGGAGCTTTTGAGATAGCTAAACGAGGTGCTATAGGTGGTGCCGCTTTTGGTGAGTACGTTCCGATCGCAGGATCAAACTTCTCCGAGGCAGTTGAGTCAGGCAAAGATTTAGATCCTGTACAAGCGTTCAGAGCAGCGGCTCTAGCAGCACCTCAAGCGGTTATTGGAGTTGGTGGAGAAGTGGCGTTCGCCAAAATGCTGGGTAGAGTTGCTAAAGACAGGTCCAAAGGCGACAGCAAATCCTTTTATGGTCAGGTTGCCAATAGCTTTCTCAAGGGTTCAGGGGAACAGGCTGTAGTTCAAACTGGCACTGAGCTTTTGCAAGAAGGTATTAGTGTTGCTAACAGGATGGACTTGGATGAAACCTTCACTTCAGAAGATGCGAAGTTACGGTTAGCAGAAACAGCTTTCGCTTCTTTCTTTGGAGGAGGGGCGTTAGGTGGCGCTGGTGCAGGGGGGGTTCGAGCTTTAAAAGGAGCGCCAAGAGAAATCTTTGATCGGGCAAATCAACTGGTGGACGCTGCTCGTGACTTCAAAGTCGGCAGGGCCGCAGATCAAACTGCTTTTGGGACTGATACAACCTACTCCGCGCCAGAATCTCAAAGCACTATTGATGCTCAACTCGATGCAATGGTTGACCCGAGTAGCAGCAAAAACGCTGTGTGGATTGAGGGGGAAGCTCCCTATGAAAACGCGACCACTGGCGTAAAAGAAACCACTCACAAAGGTCAAAAAGCCTACGCCGCTTTTATCCCCGGACGCGGCACGATTATATCTCCTGACGCAGAAGTTGTTGTGTCAGTAGTTGAGGGCAAAGCTGACGATTCAGTTTTAGCCGCAGCACTTGGCTTCAGTAACACTAAACCGACAGACGGCGACAGGGTAGTACAAGTCCTCGATGCCGAAGACCGAGTTGTGTCTGAGGAGTTGACGAATGAAGCGGGTGAACAAAAAGCAGTAGACGCAGGCCGTGCCTTAATGCCTGAAGGCGGGAGATTAGTTACCCGCTCCCCTGACGAAGTGCTCAGAGATAGAAATGATGGGTTGAAAGAGTCCTTTAGCGACCCCGATGAAGTCAGTGATCCTAATGAACAGGTCGAGGTTACTGAAGAATCTGAAGCTAAAGAAGCAGGGCTAGAGGAAATCGAGGGCGAGCTTGTTGACCGCCAGACTTATAAACCAAGAGCTACCGCCGACACTGTATTCGAAGGTACTGAGCCGCTAAGAACTCAGTTCAAGAACGAGTTCGGTGGCCAGTATAACGTCGATTTTTCAGATAATTTCTGGGGCGTGATGAGTGACGCAATGCTTCGTAAGGCAATTGATGCACGGCGGCAAGGGCTTGAAGTCGAGTTTAATAAAACGCCCGATGGGGATATGCAGCTTGAGGTATTTAACTTCGAGGAATCTTTTACTGTAAAAGATGGGCAGGGAGAAAGGCGGGTTCCACTCGATCAGTTTTTAGAAATAGAGTTGGCTCGTGCTGCAAAGAGTGAGCAAGCACGGCGATCAAACGTCAGGATAAAGACGCCAGACGGTAAAATAAGACGCACAAACCTTATCGACCTGCTAAACGCTGGGCGACGGATAAATCAAACCCGCGATCAAGCTAGCTTCGATGGGGATACCGCAGGTGCTTTGAGCACGATACTAGGTGAACTAGCCCTCGCTGACTACAAGATTCAGATCGACACACCATTCGGCCCTCAAAACCTACTTAATTTTGTAGATCTTCTTGTTAAACAAAGCGCCCTGAATAGAAAACACTACAAAGATGTAATAACTAAAGGGCAACCTGACGCTCCTTACCCACGATTACCTGAACTCGACGGGATTTACGACGTTGTTGTCGGTAAAGACGGACGTGGAAATCCCCTGAAGCTTGGTAAAGCCCTACTCCCACGAAATGTTGAGTCTGCCCCCACTACCCCGTTACAAAATGACGATGATGCGGTACGTAAACCAACAGTTGACTCAATGGGCAACGTCATTTTTGAAGACGAGATTGGTTTTGATGGTACGACTGAAATGGAAAGGATGGAAGGGAATGAATCAGAAGTCCCGCCCGTTGCAACTCCCGGCATAGATGGCCCCGCTAAATATAATCCTCCAAAGAACTTAGATAGATTTAGCCGTGGGAGAAGGGTAAGTAACGGTAGAGACAAAACCCCTAGGAAGCCGCAGCGTGAAAATCCATCACGCACGACCAAACAGAATGTCACTTACCCACTAGGCCCGATTAACGAACAAGTTGCCTACCTTATTGGCCGAGCGGTCAAGAAACTACCCCTAAAACAAACAGCGTCGATTTATGGGCTTAGTCAGCTAGAGGGTCTTACGTTCGAGCAATTGTTTGGAAACCACGAAAACCCTGCCCTAGCGAGGCTTGCATACGACCGTATCCAAGAAATGTTAACTAATGATTCTGCAACAATAGCTTTCTATTTCTATGATAGCGGAGCAGCACATCAGATTATTTTCGATGATCGATTCCTACCAGAAGGTAGTACACCAAATTCGTTAGCGGCGGCTTTAGATATTAGCCATGAGTTAGGCCATGCTTTTTTCGAAGAAGAACGTATAGCGTTAAAAGACAATCCAGCATTGTTAGAACGCCTGTATAACAGCTTTTTAAAAGACTTAGAGCAAGATACCGAACTAGCCGACTTTTACGAATCAGCTTACCCGGCGGAAAAAATATTCGAAGAATGGTATGCCGATCAGTTTTCAAGGGCAGCAGCTGGAGAGTTTGCAAATCCGAAGAATATCAAGGAGTCGTATTTCAAACGGCTTGTTGACGCAATTAAGAAAATGTACGCGGAAATTACAAGGCTCACTAAGCTAAGGGCTGGGCAACCTGTTGCTGAAGGCTTTCAGCAGTATTTAGATAACGTACTTGCTCGCCGCAAAACTGAAATAAATAGGGCTATGAAAGCAGAATATGAAGGGAGTCCTGCAGCCATTGTACGAGTAAATAAGATTAGAGAAAGCCTCGCAGCTACGCCCGGAGTAGAGGGACGCGCAGATGTATGGAAGAGAAAACTGCGATCTGGGCTGAATCAGTATAAAGGTATTTTTAGCGTGATTCTTACTGCCGATGGGCAGCTACGCAGCATAAGTTCTCGGCTTGCTGATATGTTTTATATACCTGCCCAGTCTGCTGGCAAAGCGGGGATGGGGTTCATCCGCTCTTATTACACGCAGTATAGATCGTTCAAAAACGAGTTCGAAGACTCTATTGGTGATCTAAATGACCCAGAGGTGCAGAAGGCTGTTGAGGATGCAGCTATTGAAGGGCCATTAGATCCGAGTAATACAAAAGCTCAAGCAGTACGAGATTTTCTGGCGAAGATCCACAGAGAGTATATAGAACCTAGCCAAGCGGGATATGCCCCTGATCTAAAGATAGATTTTCAAGAAAACTACTTCCCGACGATGTTGAATCTTGCGGCCATTGCTGACAATCCCGATGCCTTTATCTCGCTATTGCTGGAGGCACAAACCGCTGGCGATCCAGAGCAAATACGTAAGGCTGTACAGCGAATCGTTAAATACCAACAGTCTGTAATTAATGGGCAGGAGATTGAAGTAGAGGGGCTTGACCCTGCTGAGGGTAGGGCTGATGCAAGAGCTTTAACTCGCGGTATTGATCGGCAGCTACTAGCAGATAAAGGTTTCCTAAAAGACCCAGACGTTGCACTCACTACATATCTGCGACAGATCGCTAAACGGGTAGAGTGGAACAAGGCAACCAAGGATGAGAGTGGAACTAGCAAGTTGTTGCCGATGCTCAATATGCTAGACAGTAAAGATCGAGCCTTAGCTGAAAAGATAATTTCTATTTATTTAGGCCATCAAACCAAAGAAGTGGCTCCGTGGTTACGGAAAGTCAATAGCTATGGGCAGTTGTTACAGTTTATAACAATACTTCCTTTCTCGACTATCGCATCTATACCCGAGCTAGCTGGACCAATCTTAAATTTTAAAGAGTTCGGAGGCTTTCAAGCTGCCTTTCAAGAGCTAAGAAGTCAGTTTATCGGAGATCGAGAAGCTACTAAACGGTTCGCTAGAGACATTGGCGTTGTCGCTAATGAAAGTATGGCGAACGCTTGGGTTAGCGAAGCTGACTTGGATTACATGGACCCAATAGCCCGAGAGTGGTCAGACAAATTTTTCAAGGTTATCGGTCTGGATTTGTTTACTCGGTTTAGCCGAGAGTTTGCAGCTGGAATGGCGCAGCGATTTTTGCATGAACATGCTTACTTCCCCAAAGAAAGGTCCGAACGATACCTTGCTGACTTGGGCGTGACGGCAGAAGAAGTCAAAAAATATTTTGATAATGAGCTTGATATTACTTCTCCCGAAGCGATCAAAGTAAAACAAGCCGCGCAGCAGTTTGTCGAAAGCTCGATACTGCGGCCCAATGCAGCTGAACGACCTTTGTGGGGTTCTGACCCTAGATTTGCGCTGATTTGGCAGCTCAAAGGGTATTTCTACGCTTTTTACAAAGTCATTATTAAGGGCACGATGTCCGAAGCTAAAGCAAGGAGGGATGAAGGGGGGTCTTTACCAGCAGTTGCAGGCGTGTTTGCTCTAGCAGCAGTAGGATTTATGCCCCTAGCTATGGCTGCGATGGAGACTCGGGAGTGGGCTAAGTACGGGTTATCCGAACTTTTGCCGTTTTCTCCAGAAGGAAAGGACTATTTTCGGTCAGATAGAATGGATTGGGGCGAATATATGTTTGAAGTTTTTGATAGATCAGGGTTTTTAGGCCCGTGGTCATTGGGCGCGATGATGCACCAGAACGCAGAATGGAACCGTAGCCCCTTGATTCCGCTCCTAGGCCCTACAGCCGAGACCATAGATACGGTGTTCCGTGACGGATGGCGGTCAATACCTAACAGATTGATTCCAATTCACAACCAACTGTAATTATTTATGGGTGGAAAACAATTAGCGTTACTAATATACTTCATGTATAAATAGGTGTTGATATGGCATATTCCGATACTCTCAACTTAGTGGTGGGGGATACTCTCCCAATCCTGACTTTGACGCTGAAAGACAGTAATCAGGCAGCTACTGGGAAGACGCTCGACCCCAATAATTCAGACACTTGGGCGGCGATTAATTTAAGTGGCGCAACTGTACGTATACGTATCCGCGAGTTGGGTGGCACTGCAGTTAAAAATACTTTGACCTGCACCATTGTAGGTGACGGTACTGCGGGGGAAGTGCTGACGAATTTTCCCACAGGTACGCTTGATGCGTCTGGCACCTTCGAGGCAGAGATAGAGGTCACATTTTCAAGCGGGGGAATCCAAACGGTTTATGACTTTATAAAGCTCAAAGTCCGAGAAGATTTTGACTAATGCCTAGCAAGATAGTCATAACCTCAAAGCTTGACCCAAAGGTCACGCTTGAGTATAGCTCCCCAAAATCCAGTGTAAGTTTCGCTGACCTCAAAGTGTCTTCGTTTTTAGATGCAGACAGTCCGCATAAATGGTTTTACAACACCTACGCTTTTAGCGATGCGCCTGAAATTGGGTTTAGCAAAACAGCCGATGCAGATACTTTCACTTTTGCAGATGCTTCAGCAGTTTCTTTTGGGAAAGCTTCCGCCGACACCTTCGGGTTCAGTGAGTCTGTTCTAACCCAAATTACCTTTTTTAGAACCTTCGCAGATGCCTTTGCACTAGACGACATAACGGCGGTAGACGCGGTAACAAAAGATGTTGCCAGTGCCAAAACAAACCTGTTCGGCTTCTCCGATGATCAGGCGATAGGTGTAGGTAAAGGCTTATCGGACACCTTTGGGCTTGCAGAGGCAATCGATTCCTTTGGCATTGGGAAAGGGCTAACCGACTCTCAACTCATTACTGAATCGCTGGACCGGACGGTACAGTATTCCAGAGAGTTCACTGACGCATTTGTTCTTGATGATGCCGCAACGGTAGACGCTCTTCAGAAAGCAACAAGCGCCCTCAAGCAGAACATCTTTGGCATGGGTGATGTATTTGGTCGCACCGTAGCATTTAACAGAGAGTTTACTGACAGCGTTACTCCTACTGAAAATTATGTCTCGTCTTTCTCGAAAGCAGCAACTGATGACTCTTTTAGCGTCCTAGAGTCTTTAAGCAGGGTTGTTGCATACGCGAGAGGATTTACTGAATCACAAGGGTTTGCAGATGTAGTCGAGACCACAGCCGTAGGTAAAGGGATTTCAGACACGCAAGCGATGACTGAAGCGCACACAGCGTCTATGTCTTTACCTAAGTCAGACTCTTTCAGCGTGGCAGAAGCTGCTAGCTCCCTATTCGGTAAACCTTTTACAGAAGCCGTTCCTCTATCAGAGTCTTTAGGTCGAGTCGTTAGTTACAACAGAGCCTTTACTGATTCGTTCTCTATGGACGATGCCGCAACGGTAGATGCGTTAGCTAAAGATTACGCAAACACAAAAACAAACGTGTTTGGTTTTTCTGACTCTCAAGCGTTTGGGTTTAGCAAGGCTTTGCCCACAGATACTTTCTCTTTTTCCGATGATGAGGATCTCCTTTTCGGCAAAGGACTCACCGATTCAGTGCCAATGTCTGAAGACTTCAGCTTTGCGCTGTTTAGCAACGCTGCCATGAACGCAGCACAACTTAACTTAAGCCCCTTCAATGAATAATAGGAAGCAAGACTATGCAATTTGAAAGTAACTTAGCGATGAAAGGTCGATTGACCATCACAATTAACGATGAAGTCGTTCAAGAAGTAGACAACTTAGTTGTCACAACAGGTAAAGGCTATGTAGCCAGCCGCATGAAAGATGCGACTACCACCGCAATGTCTCACATGGCAATTGGCACAGGAAGCACTGCTGCAGCTGTTGGCGATACTGCTCTCGGCGGAGAGTCGGCACGGGTAGCTCTAACCTCAACCGCCGTAAGCGGTGCTGATGTTACCTACGTTGCAACATTTGGCGCTGGTACGGGAACTGCTGCGATTACTGAAGCAGCTGTGCTAAATGCCAGCAGTGCTGGGACGATGCTTTGCCGCACTGTATTCGCAGTGGTCAATAAAGGCCAAAGTGATTCGATGGTTGTCACTTGGACTGTGACGGCTTCTTAGGTGGATATCCTAACCATCTTTAACTGCGTAACTGCGGTTGTCACTATCGCGTCCGCAATTTGTGCTGCCACTCCAACGCCTCGGGATGATGCCTTTTTAGCGAAGTACATCTATCCGGTGCTGGAGGCTGTAGCCATCAATGTGGGTAAAGCCAAGCAATAGGAATTTACGATGACTGTTAAGTTTACGAACAACGCCAGCACGACAGTAGGCACAGGTATAAACGCATCAGCGACCTCGTTGACGGTTGCGTCTGCTTCCTCGTTCCCTTCATTGTCAGGCGCTGATGACTACTGCTACTTAACCATCCAAGGGGCGACAAACACCGCCCGTGAAGTGGTTAAGGCTACGGCGTTGTCGAGTAACACTTTCACAATCGTAAGAGCACAAGACAATACCTCTGCTGGCACTTGGTCAGCAGGGGATATTGTCGAACTAAGAATGACGGCTGCACTTTTGACTGATGTCATTGATGCGGCAACAGTGGAAGGGGTGAAGACTAATTACCAGTACACCCCTACTGCTGGTCAGACAGTTTTTTCGGGAGCCGATAACGCTTCAGCCACCATGATCATTAACCAAGCAGCACTTGTTTCGGTTTACATGAACGGTGTTCGATTGGTGCAAGGCACGGACTACAGTGTTTCTTCAGCCAACAACACGGTGACGTTAGGCGTTGGTGCAACCACTGCTGACATCATTGATATTGAGGTTTACGGCAACTTTGTCGGTCAGTCTGGTGCGGCGGTTGGTATCACGGGCGGCTCAATTACCGGCACTGCGATAACAGCAACGACGCTCGGTGCTACTGGCACAGCCACCCTAAACACGCTCGTAAGTAACAACGCTACGATATCGGGCGGTTCACTTGACGGTGTAACGATTGGCGGCACTACCCGTGGGGCTATCTCGGGTAACGCGATCAGCGGGACTAGCTTTGCGTCTACTGGCAATATGACGTTCGGTGATAACGACATGGCCATCTTCGGCGATGGCAGCGATTTTGAGATTTATTTTAATGGCAACCACGGAGTTATGAGAACTGCCAGCGCAAGTGTAGGCGGAAACATTTACATCCAAGACGATAACAATATTGTCTTGGGCAGTATAGGCGGCGAAAATTATTTAAATGCTGCTAAAGACGGCGCAGTCACTCTTTATTACGATAACGCAGCCAAACTAGCCACCACCGCCTCAGGCATAGACATCACGGGTACTGCCACGATGGATGGGCTTACTGTCAGTGCTTCTGCGACTGACTTTGAAGGTGTTCAGATCCTAAACACAAACACGGCTGCATCGCCTACAACAGCTTCAATTTTGCTAGGGGTTACCAACTCAGTTAGAACGGTAAATACAAAAATACAAGCTATTGAAGGTGGTAGTGATGCAAACGAAACCGACTTAGCTTTTTTTACTAACACTGGCGGGAACGTACTAACTAAAGCTATGACGATTGATTCGTCTCAAAACGTGGGTATTGGTACGGATTCGCCTGCTATAGGTGGTGGACGTACTTATAATGTTGCCTTAACCATTGACGGTGGGGTAAGTGGTAGTCTTGAAGACACTGGTGCTTTAGAAGTTGGAGGCTCTACAAGTGTTAATGACAGGCTTGTAGGAAGTATCTCTTATTTTAATCGAGACAATAGTGGTGCAGGCGCTACAACCAGAAGGCAAGTAGCAATTATTGAAGCCAGAAGCGTCACGTCAGACAGTAACGCTGGAGATGATTCTGGAGCTAACCTGACGTTTAGCACTAAATCAGAAGGTGGTTCAGTCGCAGAACGCCTCCGCATATCCGCCTCAGGCAACGCGGGTCTTGGTGTCGTGCCCTCTGCTTGGCATGCTTCTTGGAAAGCATTGCAAATAGGGCCGATTGGTTTTGTCGGTTCATATCAAGCA